TAAGATTTCAATACCACATGGATTAAAATACTGAGCATTATAGTTAACCCAAGGATCAGCTTTATCTGCAGTAAATAAACCAAATGGCTTTTTACCAGGTGAATATAAAATTGTTTCTAAAGCATATTTTCTATCATTACTATTAAGATCATACCAACTCATGTAAATTTCATCAGTTGCTTGATTAAATACTAATTGACCAGGTCCTGCCTGTGTTAAACCGGCATCTGTTGTATAAATTACTTCATATTCTGCTTTATCTACTAATTTATCTACATAATCAATAATAGCAGCAACAGTTGCTAAGGATTCATCATTATCTTGTGACAACAAACCTTCTGCTTCATTAACAACATTGATTAAGGTTTCACCATCTTGTTTGATGGCACCTTGAATAGTAATATCTGTTGTAAGAATGCTATCACCAAATGTTGACCACATACCTTGAGCATTATCCCAAGCCCAAGTTTTAGTACCACTTGGCTGAATAACTTCAATACCTGCGTCAACACCAGCACCGCCAGAATTAATCCGCATAATATTATCAGCTACTTGTACAATAGTTGATTCAACAATTGTTTGAGTGCCTAATACTAAAAGATCACCCTCAAGTACAGTATCACCCGTTACTCTAAAGTTAGCGCTAACTAAACCTTCTGAAGCACCAGCATCTTGACTATATACTGAATCAATGATTGTTTGCACATTACAATTATTAGTATCTATTGTTGACCACATTGGTAATGTATACTCAGTACCTGTACCACTTACTAGTCCAGAAATTATATTACATTTTAAATCATCATACCTAATTGCATGAGGATTCATTTTAGGTGTATATAACGGATTACCAACACTACTAGGTCTGGTTCTACCAAATTCAAACCAATCTCTTCTGAGATCAAGTTTTTTCTTGTCTTGTTTTCTGTCTAAGAGATTTAAGACTTCTTGTATAAAATTCATAATTATCTAGTTTTTATCTTTTTTTTCCTTTATGTAATCCATGACTAGCATGTTGTTTACCTTTTTTAGTTGCTGCTCTTTTTTTCTTATTAGCAGCGGCTAATTTTTTTCTACCGGCAGCAGTACTTTTAAGTTTAGAAATAGTTTTAGCTGGAGCATATACTTCACCAGTATCTTTACTTTTTTTACCAGAAGGAGTTCTCCACTTCTGCTTAGTCCATTTATCTAAACTTTTCTGTGACTTTGCTTTAGCCATTATTTTTTAGTTTTATATCCACCACCTTTAGCTTTATACTGTTTGGCAAGCATTTGTGCTTTACGTGCAGACCACTGTCCTGGGTTACCACCTTTACTACCAGCTTTAATTTTATTAAATAAAGCTTTACGCATTGTAGGTTTAGTATAATTACCCGCTTTGTTTACTGTACTTTTCTTTTTTACTGGCATGTTTAGTGTGCTTTAGCTTGTATAATTCTCCACTCTACACCATCTGACCATATGGAAATACCTTCATAACGTTTAGATATTTCAAAAAATGGAGCTCCATCTATAGTTTCTCCATGTACTGGTGTTACATTTATTTTATCTTGAGCACCATTATCCAATGTACCATCAGTCACAATGCGTATATTTCTATACAGCATTGAAGATGCACTAGGAATATTTAATGTATATGTTCCATTATCTAAACCATCCCATGAAAGATTAATTAGATTAAAATCTAATGGTATAGAACCAGATTGATCTGCCCCTGCTACTATATTAAATGGTACTAACTTAACAGGTACTGAAGATGAATCAAGATCAAGAGTAGATAAGTCTACTGTATTTCCGTTTGATATAGATAAATCATTTCCATCCAGGGATAATGTTTGATTATCTCCAGATGGATCTTTACTAATATAATTTTTTAAGTCCCTTAAAGTAACCAGATTTGTTTTCATCTCTGGTTTTGGTTTAAATACTTCTTTGGAAGTTTTATATCTACCAATAGGTAGTACATCAGTGTCAACAGGTTTAACTTGTTGTTTTCTTGTAACTAGTCCTAGTATGTCTTGTAATAAATTCATTATTCTTTAAGGTTGAGCTGTTGCTGTAATTTTACCACCATTATCAACTGTAATTTCCCATACGGTACCATCTGGTGATGATAGTAAAACTTTTTTTAAATTAATATCAATTTCATCAGCACTTTCTGTAATACCAATTGCTCCATTACCATTTGTTATAGTTTTGAATCTTAATATTTCTCCTAGTTTATCTTTATATATTGACTTTCCTGTACCTACACTGTAACCTATATTTGGTTCACCTGTAGTTGAAACTTCAATCTCATTGCTATTTGTAACAATGTTTATGTTGTTACCCACAGCTGTAATAGATCTTAAATTAACAGAGCAAGGATCACTTGTTTTATTAATATAAATTCCATTGGGATTTGTTCCAGTAGCATTATTAAGGTTTGAGTAATTACACTCAGAAATATTTAATAAGTCTTTAACCTTTATTAACTTAGCTGATTTATATGGTATAGGGGATGCAATACCTAACATATCCGGCTCTTCATGTCTACCAATAACAATAAGGTCATCTGGAGTTGTCTCCTTGACCATTTGTTTTCTTTTAAAAAGACTTAATATGTCAGTTAGTATTTGCATTACTTTTTCTTTTTAGGTCCTGAGTATGTGCTACCCCCTATTTGCATTTTTTTTCCTGCACCTCTCATAGTGTTTACAAGTTTTTCTGACATATCAATACCACCACCATAAGTCATTTTATTTAGTAGTGATGTATTTTCACCACCGTTTTTATAACCTTGTTTTTTTAAGGCAGCAATAAGAGCTTTTGCTCCTTTTTCACCACCTTTTTTCATTTTAGCATCTACATCAGCTTCTACATTAGCGCTGATATTTGGTGCATATATTTTTGTTTTTTTTCCAAATAACATAATTCTAATTATTTAATTTTATTATACATTTAATGTAAAGGTTACTATAACAAGGAAAATTTTAATTGTGTAATAGTTATATTCTGCGTCAGGTCTCATTATCTCCCAGCCTAAAGCTAGTCTATCATGAGGCCAATGAAACGCTATTTCTAATTCCCAATTCATTATCTACCTTGTCCTTTATATTTCTTTTTATAGTTCTTACTTAATTTAGAGTTTGAACTTTTACTTTTAGCATGAACACCTGGTCTTTTTTTCTTACTAGGTTTTTCATATGATTTTAATGTTAAATTTGCCACTGTACTATTCTTTATCTCTTTTACTCCAAATTTTATCTACAGAAGCTAAACCCAATGCACCAAAAGCTAAAGCTGCAACAGCATTAATTAAAATAGGAGAAGGAGCAATGTGCTCTTCTGTAAATTGATTTGCAAAAAGAGTTATACATAAAGATAAACCAGCTATAACACCAATAAATCTTTTTGATGAAGGAGAACCCTTCTCATCTTTAAGTAAACCTGCTGCCCAATTAATTATCTTTTTCATTACTCTGCTTTTTTCTTTGGTCTACCTCTACGTCTTTTACCTTTAGCTGCATCAACTACATCCTTAGATTGTTTAACAACATCTTTGACCTCAGCTTTTACATCCTGGAATTCTTCCTTTACTCTTTTGGCTCTACGCTTTGTTTCTTTAACAACTTCAATAGCTTTTTCATCTACTGTTGTTTTAGACCAAACCCAATCCCAACCTTTTTTAAGTGAGAAATTCCAAATTTTATTTAAAACAATTTTTATCATAGTAATGTGTTTATATATAAATATAATATTTTTTTTTGTTAACTCAAATTCTTAAGTCTTTGATTTTCTTTTTCTAAGAAGTCAACCTTTACTCTAAGTGCATGTACTTCTGCTGTTAATGCAAGTACTTGCTCTCTCATTAAATCTTTTTCATCAGAGCTTACAGCAAGCAAACTTTCTAAGTTTCTTACTCTATTTTTTAAATCATCTCTATATTGCACACCGTCACTATTTAATGTATCAAACTTTTCTTTTTCTTTATTGGATTTATATCTTGTTGCTATAAACTGCCAGACACCGGTTGATCCGGCAACCGTAAGTACGGTTATTATAATTTGTGTAGAGTCCATGTAATAATTATTTATAAATAAAAATGATAGTCATTGTAATTTCTTATCTTTGTCTACTATCTATATATAATATACAAAATTCCTGTTGAATTTTGAAATTTAAAACCATTAATCTTTAAACTTTATAAAAATGTCAAACGTAACAGAAACAACATTCAATCACAAAGTAACTTTTAGATTCCTTCCTTCAGAGCCTTTGCTAGGTATTAATACAATTAATGCTGATGTAAAATGTGCTGATGAACAATTTAGAAATGTTCTTAGTGTTGAATTTGGATTGATCTTTTTTAAAATTAGTTATTCCCATATGAATTGGAAATAATATATCTTACATTTGTGAGAGTCATCAATTTTTAGTAAATTGATCATACAGAAAACAGCTATACTACTAATACGTTATGTATTGGTTTTATAGCTATTTTTTTCTATAAACTATTATAAATAAACACATTATGAGCAAAAACATTTTTATGCCCAGGGAAAATATTATGCCCTATGAATACCCATCCTTATTAGATTACAAGGATGCTATAAGACACTCTTACTGGATAGATACAGAGTACAACTTTACAACAGACATTGATGACTTTAAGACTAAAGTTACTGAAGAGGAGCGTGAAGTTATTAAAAGAACAATGTTAGCCATTGCTCAAATTGAAGTAAATGTAAAAACATTTTGGGCTGACCTTTATAAAAGAATGCCAATTACTGAAATTGGAGATGTAGGTATGACCTTTGCAGAATCTGAAGTAAGACACAAAGATGCATACGCAAGATTACTTAGAATTCTTGGTTTAGAAGAGGAATTTAAAACAGTTGTTGAAATCCCTGCTATTGCCGGTAGAATTAAATATCTTAAAAAGTATTTAGACGGCTCTAGAAGTAGAGATAATAAAATGTACACAAAGTCTGTTTTATTATTTTCATTATTTATAGAGCATGTTAGTTTATTTTCACAGTTCTTAATTATGATGTCATTCAACAAAGAGAAAAACCTATTTAAAGGTATTTCAAATGTAGTTGAAGCAACATCTAAGGAAGAAGACATACACGGTAACTTTGGTGCAGAAATAATTAATATTATTAAATTAGAAAATCCTGAGTGGTTTGATGAAGAGTTTGAAGAATTAATTTATTCTGCTTGTATGAAAGCTTATGCCGCTGAGTGTGATATACTCAATTGGATATTTGAGAATGGTGAATTAACTTTTCTACCAAAAGAGACAATAGAAAACTTTATAAGAAATCGTTTTAACAATTCTCTAAGTAAGATTGGAATGAATCCTATATTTGATGTTGACAGTAATTTGTTGGCAGCAACAAAATGGTTTGATGTAGAAATTACAGCAACCAAAGAAGGAGACTTCTTTTACAAAAAATCAATAGATTATAATAAAAAATCAAAGGCCATTACTGAAGATGACCTATTTTAAAAAACAATATGGAAAGACAAAAATATTATTGGCTTAATGAAGATAGCCGTACTTTTTTATCCAGGGGTTATATAAGTGAAGCCCCTGAACAACGTATACATGACATAGCTATTATAGCTGAAAAGTATTTAGACATAAAAGGCTTTGCTAAAAAGTTTGAAGAATACATGTCAAAAGGATTTTATAGTTTATCTACACCCGTGTGGATTAACTTTGGTAAATCAAAAGGTTTGCCAATTAGCTGTTACGGATCTAATGTAGATGATAACTTAGATAGTATATTAAATGGTGGCCGTGAAATTGGGATGATGAGTAAGTATGGTGGAGGAACTTCTGTATACTTAGGAAACATTAGACCAAGAGGCACTGAGATAAGTACAGGTGGAACTGCAGATGGACCGGTTCATTATGCTAGAATATATGACACAGTTGTTGATGTATGCAAACAATCAGAAGCTAGACGCGGTGCATGTGCAGCATGGCTTCCTGTTGAACATGAAGATATACTGGAATTTCTAGAAATAGGTGGTGAAGGAAACCCAATTCAAAATCTACAATTTGGTGTTACAGTAACAGATCAGTGGGTTAAAGAAATGAAAGAAGGAGATTCTGAAAAACGTAAAATATGGGCTAAGATAATTCAGAAGAGAAATGAGTTTGGCTTTCCTTATATTATGTTTAAAGATAACTCAAATAATAATTCACCATATAAAGAGCTAGGGTTTGATATTACAGCATCTAATTTATGTAGTGAAATACAATTACCAACTGATTCATTTAATTCATTTGTGTGTTGCTTAGGTTCTATTAACTTATTACACTGGGATGAGATTATTAAGACAGATGCAATTGAAACATATACTTTATTCTTAAATGCAGTTATAGATGAGTTTATAACAAAAGCTAAGACAATGCCTGGTATGTCAAGAGCATATAACTTTGCCAAAGATCACAGAGCAATTGGTTTAGGGGTATTAGGTTGGCATTCATTATTACAGTCAAAGCTTGTAGAGTTTGAATCTATGGAAGCTAAGTTTCTTAATACTGAGATATTTAGAACACTTAACATAAGAAGTGAAGCGGCATCTGCTCAGTTATATCATGATAAAGGTATTAGATCTATAAGACCAGGTTATGCAAATACAACTCTTATGGCTGTTGCCCCTACTAAGTCTAGTTCTTTTATTTTAGGTCAGGTAAGTATGGGTATTGAACCAATTAAGTCTAATTACTTTGTAAAAGATTTAGCTAAGTCAAAAACCATATATAAGAATCCTTTCTTAGAATGTGAGTTAGATAAATATGGTTTAAATACAGAAGATGTGTGGGAAGACATTTTGAAAAAAGATGGAAGTGTACAACACTTAGACTTTCCAACAAAAGCAGTATTTAAATCATTTATTGAAATCAGTCCTAAAGAAATAATCATTCAAGCGGCAGCTAGACAAAAGTATATTGATCAATCACAATCATTAAATATTATGATTGATCCATCTGTTCCAGCAAAAGATATAAATCAACTATATCTTTTTGCACATGAGCAAGGTGTTAAAACTTTATACTATCAATTTAGTGTGAGTTCAGCTCAAGCTTTTTCTAGAAACATTCTTGAATGTGCTTCCTGTGAAGGATAAAACCAACATTAAGTTCTAAAACATTACTTAATGTTGGATAAATCATACAAGAACCGGTCTTATTCTGAGGCCGGTTCTTCTTGTTTTACAAGCATATAATTTGTATATTATTATATGGATGTGTATGAATATTTTGAAACAGAAGAATTTAAATCTTTAAAGTGGTCTAAAAGGTTTTGGATAAGACTTAAGGTTGCTTTTTTTGATACTATATCAATGCACTAAAATTTTATATTATGAAAAAATTATTTGAGTCAATTACTGATACAAGAATGGTTTACTTGTTAATGTCTATAGTATTACTTGCAGGCTATTTTTTTGAATCCTGGGCGGTAGTAATCTTTGTAACATTTATGTTAAACGTTGGTGTATGGACAGGATTTTGTCCGTCTAAATGGTTTTTTAGCAAATGTGGATTTAAGAAATCTGAGCTATAAGCATGAGTGCTTTAGATGATATATCATTAAACGCTAAAATATCATTAGCTGTTGCTGGTCTAATTATGATTACATTTTTTGGAGTGCAGACATGTATTGTGTTTGGATTATGTGATCCGTCTTTAGAGTTGGCTAAGTTTGGTTGGGGATGTGTTGTATTTTTTATGCCTCCTTTTTTTAAAGTAGTACAAGAGTTTTTATTAAATAAAGCTAAAATAAGAAAAGACCTTTCTCAAAAGAATATATATCTAGAACACGCAGCAAAAATCATACGTCATGACATGCATAGTGGCATTAACACTTATTTACCCAGAGGTCTTAAATCTCTCAAGCGTAGACTTAGTGAAGAAGATATTAAAGAGTTAAAAATAAATGCTCCAATTAAATTAATAACTGATGGATTACATCATGCACAAAAAGTTTATGCAGGAGTTTATGAGTTTACAAATCTTGTAAAAGAAAATGCTGAGTTAAAAACTGAATTAAAAAATATAAAATTTATACTAGAAGACTATTTACGTTTAACTGCTTACAAGAATCAAGTTATACTAGATGATAGTTTAGATACATCATTAAAAATAAATGAAGCATTATTTTGTACAGCTTTAGATAACTTCATAAGAAATGGATTGAAATATAATGACTCAGGTACAAAGTATATTAAAATTTATAAAGATATAGATGATGAATTGAATTCCTTTATTGCTATACAAGACAACGGTAGAGGAATCACCAATGAAGAATTTATTTTATTATCAAAACCATACGCAAGAAAAGAAGGGCAAGAAGAAGCAGGCACAGGATTGGGTCTTAATATTTCAATTGCAATTTTAAAAGAGCACAAATTTAAAGTAAGTGCAAAAAAATTAGAACAAGGAACAGAAATAAAAATAAAATTATGATTGATACATTAATGCTAATAGATGATGAAAATTTATTTCATTTGGTATTTGAAGATGCTTGTAGTATGTTAGATATAGCTTTATCTATAGAATCACTGGATAGCTCAGATGAAGCTGATAGAATGTTTAAGAGTTGGTTTCCAGATAATGGAAATGATAGGCCCCAGTGTGTCTTTGTAGATCTTAATATTATTGGTTCTAGCTTTGACGGTATAGAAATGATAAGGAAGATAAATCAAGATTATGGTAACGGATGTGTTATTGGCATTATTTCTAGCAGCAGTGATAGCGGGGAAATTGAAAAAGCTAAAGAAGTAGGTGCACAGTTTTGGATTATTAAGTCTGATGACATTGAGCCAAGACTAGAGGAGTTTCACAAAGACTATGATGGTTATGTCAATAAAACTAATCCTTTTAAAGTATATAGGTGATAAGTTCTAAAGACACTATCAAAGAAGCTATTAAGAAAGCTAAGACTAAAAAAGTTTACATAGAAGGAAACTTTGTTAAGTTGTTGGCTAAGACTTCTGATCCTGAAGTTAAAGATTATATTGAAGAGTGTAAGAAGAAAGATTTATCTCAAAGAAGAAAACGTTTAGATATAACTAAACAGGTTCAGGCTCAAAATAAAGATTTAGAATTAGCAGCTAAAGAAAATGATAGGGTAAATAAACAACTATCAAAAGCTTTAGATGAAGCAAGTAAGTCAGCAGAAGAAGCAATTTTAGCTGAAAAGGAAGCTCATAAATTAAGATCAGAAGCTGAGGAAGCAAAAGAAATTGCTCAAACTGATTTGTCATTACTCCAAAAGAAAACACAAACAGAACTAATGAGTAATATTGTCAAGGTTGCTCTTTGGGTAATCATGGGAGTAGGATTAATAACAACCGGCTTATATGTGTTTGTTTTATTGTTTGGACATGATTCTAAAATAATAGAGAGTACCTGGTCCAATTTATTTGGTATACTGTTAACTAACTCTTTTAGTATAATAGGTACAATAATGGGTGTAAAGCATGCAACTAATACTGATAAGAAATGAAAAAGTACTTTAAAAATTTACAAACCTTATTGATAGTGATCTTAGTGATTATATTATTAATAATGAGAAACTGTTCAGGGGATCCTATTCCTGTTGACCCTGTTATTATAACAAAGATTGAAACCAGGTATGATACAATTACTAAAAACGTACCTGTTTACGTACCTGAGTATGTACAAAAAATAGAGACCAGGGTAGACACAATAGTTAGAATACAACCTATTGATACAGTAGCAATATTAAAAGATTACTTTGCTACATACGTATATCAAGACAAACAAGAATTAGATAGTCTTAATCTAACTATAATTGATTCTATATCTCAGAACAAAATATTTGCACGGACTATAGAGTATGATCTTATTTATCCAACAACTACAGTAACAAAAGAAATCTATTTAAATAATAGAGAGTTCTATTGGGGTATTGATTTAAAAGGTAGATCAGATCAGCTAAATTACTTAGGTGGTAGTCTACTATATAAGAATAAAAAGAAACAAATGTATAGCATAGGTTTAGGGGTTAACCAAAACTTTGAACCTGTTATATCCGGTGGTCTTTACTGGAAGATAGGAAAATAAAAGAGGAGCTATAAAAGCTCCCCTTCTGTTTACTTAATGAAGAAATTATTTAACTGTTCGTAATCTTGCCACTTCTTTATTGTGTACAAAATTGGTACTATGTCCATAAATTCTTTAGTTAATTTAAGCTGACCTGCTCTTCTACCTCTTTGATAATATACATCTTTATTATAGAACCAGTCTTCTTCATTGCCTGTCATAGTGTATTTTAATCCATTTTTACCATAGTCCCATCCTGAATCAATAAGTTCACCCATTTCTCCAAGCGTCCCTGTTACTGCAAGAGGGCTATCAAAGAATTCTACATTTTGTGTTATCATACTTTTACTTGGAACAAATATCATCAATTCTTTTTTAGTTCTATCTGCTTGGTAACGTGCAATGTTTTTAAGTTTTTTAACCCACATACTGTCATCATCATCAGATAAAAGTATTGTATTAAATAATTCTATTATCATAAATGTTAAACCTATTGTAGCTAACTCACCATTAAATCTATGAACATTTAATATTTGATTTTCTAATCTTTGTTGTTCAGAAGCACTTATTTCACCATTCACATCTTTTCTTGCAATACTATCTAAATAAGCTTCAACACTCATACCTTTGTTTAAATTACCTGGTAGTTTCCCAACAGATGCTAATGTCATATACTTAACAAATTTCCACCAAGATAAAATTCTACCTTCCATCCAACCTAAGTTTTCATCAAAATATTCTCTTTGATATCTTGCTCTAAGCGCAGGAGCAACCCACTTATGAAATTGAAATAGCAACTTACCTACATACCACTGTTGTAATACAACCTTATCTTCTTTAGCATAGTTACCATGTATTTGTTTATTTACTTCACGTATTTTCATACGTAAATCATATCTAAACTTATCATTATATTCACCCACTTCATCATAAAGCATATTACCTTGATCATCTCTTTTTATATTAGTTCCACTTAGAGCTTGTTTAAAGGTTGGTAAATTCTTTTTAGGTTTAATTATTGTTGTAAATCCATCTTTTAATGATAGCTTTTGATCCCCATTAAATTCAAAGGCATCATACAAACTTAAAATTTCACCTGTGTCTTTATTTAAAATGTAAGTATCCATAACAATGGCCATACCCACCTTAGTCTGCACATTATATTCTGCAGCATCCTGTAATATATAACCAAATTCTTTAAAGCGGTCATAATAACTTTTACCTGTTCTATCGGTAACACCACCTGCTTCTCTTAAGTCTGATTTATTATCCATCATTCTAAATAAATCAACAAATCCTTCATACTTACTTGTGGGTTCATATGGATCATACTTTCCAGAACCTCTTAGTGCAGTTGCAGAATGAGAAGTTCTTTTAATAAGATCTGGAATAGCTCTTTTATTAAATTCTTTTGATGCTCTTATATAAGCATTTCTAGCAAAAAATCTTTGACCCATTGCTTCTATACCATTATTTACTCTTGCAATGGTGTAGTTATTAAAGTTACCAAAAACATTAAATGCAACATAACTTAATGAAGTCCAACCTAAAATTTTATCTATAATTTTTTCTGCTGCATTTTTAGTTAAGTCATCTGAATCATAAAATACCATTTCCATAAACTTTCCAGCAGCATTCTTTGTATTCATTGCTTTTGTATCAGCTGCATCTTGTGCAACTCCTGCTAATTTTTTAGCACCTCTTATTACTTTTTTACTTGTTGTAACTCTTTTAGAGTATTGTCTTTTATTTATAATCTCTTGTAAAGCAAGCATTGTATCTTCAATACCACTCATGACTTCATAGTTTTCAGCCATGGCAGCATATTTCATTATAGCTTCTGTTAAGTCATAACTTAACTCTTCCGCTGCTGGTTTAGACTTTACTGCAACTAATTCAGACTCAAGTTTCTGTAATGTTTTTACATATGATTGAGAATTTGCAGCAGATGTGTTAGCGTATGTATCTTTAAGTTCTTTGATCTGTTTTTCTATAGCTTCTATATCTTCTGCTTGTCTAAGGTTACCTGTATACATAATAGGTATACCTTCAACAAATTCTCCTTTTTCATTTACATTAACTTTAGTTAATCTTGTGGTTGTAGAAAAGAACTCTTTAGTATCTTTTTTTGTGGATGCCCATAATGCTTTGACTCCATTAGGTTTATTTTTAGCATAGCTTGCAAAATTACCACGTACTCGTGGGGATTTACCATACATGTAATCTCTAACACCATCAGGAAGTTTGTCATTGAGATCTTTCCATAGTGCAGTATAAGCTAAGTAATAACTTTTTCTTGCTGAAGCTAGTGCATCCGTTTGTGGTGCATTCATTATAGCTCTGTATTTATCACTAGTCATTACCTGCCCAGAGCCTGATACTTCTCTTATCTCTTTGTATTCTTTCTTAACAAATCTACCTTCTTTTTCTATAACCTTACCTGTAAATACACCATCCTTTTTTATGGCTTGATTATATTTTTGTACAGTATAGTATTTGTTATAGTAAATTTCTTCTTCTTTACCTTTAGCACCATTCCATACCCAAAAACCATTTGATGTTTGTACTTCATTTCTCTTTCTTGCTTCTATAAATTCAGAAGTATATCTGTGAAATTCACCATCTGTTGTTGTACCATCTTCTTGGTCTACAATTTCAGCTCGCATAAATTCTGCAAATGCTTGCTTTTTTTGATACAACTCTTTGTTCTTTTTAATATCTTCTGGTCTTGCTTTAGCAATATCACCAATTGGTATATACTGCAGAGGTTCTCCATTAGAATCACGTAATGATTTATATAAAGCATTAAACTGATCATAGTATTGAGGTCCTATCTTTTTAACTAGCTCTCCCGTATGTACACCATTTTTATCCAATTCAATCATGAATTCATAGATATCTTTTGGACTTTTTCCTGGTGATAGCTTAGCTAGTCTAGACGCATATAAAACAAAACCTTTTCTTGCTTCTATTCTATCAAGAACTTCTTGCCTTTTTGCATGCCACATCTTTTTCATTGTAGCAAGAATAGTATCTTCTGCTGTATTTATATCTCTTGTATAATAATCAACAGTACTCATGTCTTCTATTACAGAGTAAAATAAATCGTCAAATGGATTTACAACTTCTCCTGTTATAGGATCTACATAAGATGTAAAATCTTTACCTGAATATTTTTTAATAATAGCTTTTCCATGAGTAAATAATGCTTCATCAATAATGCTTGGTTTTTCCGCAGTAGATTCACTAAGTCTATTTAATGTATTTTGTATTTGTAGTATTAGATCTTTCTGTATTCCAGTTAACGAGGCAATAGATGGTAATTTATATAATCCTTCAAATGTTTTAATAAAGTTTTCATAATTTGTTGCCCTTGTTAAATATAGTGGATTAGATGCATTGTCTTTATTTAAAAGAAACTTTTCATAGGATTCTAATTCTTTTTTAACATCTCTAAGCAATTCTGTAAATACTCTAGGTGCTTCTCCTTTTTCCGTTAATGCAATAGTTGTAAATGCAAGCATAGTACTTATTCTTTCTACTGCATCTTCTTTAGATCTGTCCATGTAAACAGCAGATCTTACTGTTTCAATTACATCACGTCTAGTTGTAAGACTTTTTCTATATTTTTTAATTGCATTGAAGTACATGTTTTGTTCCAATCCACCAAATTCAGATGGGTTATATTCATCTAGTCCTTCAAATTCAGAGTTGTTTATTTCATCAAGTATTTTGGTTGAATCACCCGTATCAGCTAGTGCCTTATCAAGTTCTGCTTGTGATACTTTATTTATATTCTTAGGCATTAGAGCATCAACGTAAGGTTTATTTTGACTTATAGGATGAAAAACCATATCCTCTATTTCAAAATTTCCTGAAAATGTTTGATTTTTACCTTTACCTTTTATGTCAACCCATATATGATGAGTACTTGCCCCTTGTTCAGAAGAGTCAACTTCATAGCCCATATTCTCAAGCATTCTTGCATATAAGTTTACTTGAAGATTATGTTTTTGTTTAGTTGATAATTTTTCTACACCATAAGCTTTTAATAAAGAATCATCTTTTAAATCCCATTCAGTATTATATTTACCATCTTCACTAGTTGATAATCTATTTTTACTTGTCTTTAAATCTAATATTTTTAATTTACCCTGTGGTGTTATTGCAAGTAAATCAATAGTTCCTGCAATGTTAATACCTTCTGCGTTTTTACCATGAACAACAACTTGAGGTACTAATATATCTCCTTGGTTGGTAATTGCCTTGATATATCCATCCATTGAATAATATGCTCTGGTTAGTTGCTCATCAGTTAAGATTTGCATACCAGCTTCTTTGATATCCGCTAATGACTTTCCTAATACTATAGACTCAGCTATATTGTCAAAGTCATTACCAACGGCAAGATTCATTTGTACATTATCTAAGTTTTCCATCTTACCACCAATAGCAGTTGTAGATGAAACATATTCAATAGATAGATCTTTTAAATTATAGTAAGTATGATTTTTCTCATTTAATATTACTATGTCATCATTATCTCCAATATCTTTTTTACCTACACTGAATGTAGGCGTATCTCCTTTTCTTTGTTGTGCAGCATGAAATAGTTTATCTAAAACAATTTTTTGTGCATCATTACCTTTTCTTCTTATTTGATCTAATGAGTTTTGCTTTTCTTCAGATAGTGAATATCTAACCTTAGAATCAACTTTCTTTTCTAACTTAAATTGAAGCTCACTTGTATTAAGAAGTTTTGCAATATCTGATAAACTTGTTCCTGGTTTTATATTATCTACTTTAAGCTTAGCTGTACCACCTGTATATACTTCATAAAGATTTTTAATTACATCTAAGAACCAATTTAAAAACTCTCCAACCTTATCTCTAAATGATTTAGTTGGTGTATTTTCAAACTCATTAGAAAAATATCTTGTTAAAGCTTGAGTAACAAGTTCAAGTTGTCTGTGCTTTTCACTAAACTTTCTATACTTAGTATTATAAGCTTCATCTATTTCTTGCTTGAGTTCAGGAAAATTAGCTACAGCTTCATTGTACAAGCTATTAAATAACTCTTGGTTGTCTACATACACTGCATCAATTAAAGGGTGTAAGACCTCTTCTATTGCAATGTCATGGGTAACTCTACCTTTGATTAAGATAGCTGTTTGATTTACGTAAAAACTATTTATTTGAGCAAATGGTGTTTTATTTTTTTGAGATGGTGGTAATGACTCATAAAGATTCTCTGCTTCTTTAACAGACAGAATTTTATACTCTAAGCCAGGTATCATTTGTCTCACGTGATTTAATACATCAACTGTGTGAGTACCTGCTGCTCTTCTGCTTTTTGGTAAAACATCTGCAGGCATCAGTGCATCTTCATTTATAAAAATCCTACGTGACCTCCTTGTTTCAGTATCATCTATAACATCTCTAGGTATCTTATTTTTATCTAAGTAACCCATTAATCTATTATAGTTAATTCTTAAGCTTTCAGGATTACCAATTCTTTCATCCCCTCTAGTATTATTAAGATAGTAACCACCATACTTTTCTGAGTAATGTATAATTTTGTTTCTTACTAAATTAGATATTAACGCATCTGTAAAAGCCTTAGTCTTTAATGAAAAAGATAAATTAAGTTCTTCTTTTACTTGTTTTGCTTGTTCTACAGTAGGGAACTCTTCTGAGTTATTTAATGCTTGCCATTTTTCAATTAAGCTATCAACAACCATGTTATCTTTAAACTCTTCAGATAAAGATTGATACTCAGGTAAATTTTTATTATAACACTTAGCCATTATTATTTTATTTTAAGTAACACTTTCTCAAGTGCTCTTCATATTGTGATTCTTCTGTAAATGCACTCTTCTTAAATGATTCTTTAAGAGAATTTAAATCTGATATATTAACACCATCTTCTTTCATTTTTTGAATTGCCCCAGGTGTTGTTTTTAAATCTTCCAGCAATATACTAAAATTATCTGTCAAAGGTAAACCTAATGATTGCAATTCACTAACATCAAACAAATCTAACTGACCAGTTTCAACTTCACTAGTTTGTTGTGTTGGTTGTGTTGGCTGTACAGATTTAGATATTAGACCCGTTCCTTTACTGTTTACTTCAGTAACTAAACCATATCTAGTTTGTAATTCATTCTGAAGCCATAACGCAAATCTATTAGGTACAGCAGCCAAAGAATTAGCAAAAGAATCTGGAAATATTTTAGAATCAAATTTATCTAATTTAGCAAATTGTTCTAAGTTAACTTTCTTAAATAATTCAAAATCAGCATCTGTATCTTGAAAGTTAGCATTCCATTGCTCTTTATTATTAGCATCCCTATTTTCTTTATATGTATAATACTTCTTAGTTACTATACCAACGGCATTAGGATTATTTCTAATTACAGCAGAGCCTCCTCCAACTCTAGTATCTCCTATTGAGTTTATATTCTCTGTAAATACATAAGCAGTATTAAGGTTTTCTTTTGGAGAATCTTTAGTCCATTTTTTATTATTTATAGTAACCCCACTAGTTTGTGTTGCTGGTGAACCTTTTTTAGTAAATGCTAGCAATTTATCAGCAGCATCTTTAATTCCCTCTGGTATATCTTTATCTGTAATATCTGCAATATTTTTTCCTCCAACTTCAATACCTTTTTCTGTTGCAACTCTATTTACATTATTTAAACTACTTAATTCAGAAATACCTTCTGGCATTGTAACATCATCCGGAATAGTAGTCGTATCAAAGTTTACATCTACTGCATCAAATCTATCTGTTGTATATAACTCAAATGTCTTTGGTCTTTTAAAATTTTCATTATCAAAAATAAATCCTATTCCATTTTGATAATAAGAACCTTCTAAATCAAACTTTTCATAAAGACCTTCTGTCAATAGAGAAGCGTCTATATTGTCAACAGATACTTCATTTTCTTTTAAACTTCCACTTACTAACTTATAATATTGTTTTTGAACTCCAATTGGATTTTTAGTTTCTCTAAAAATAAATTTAGGAAATATCATAGGTGCTGAATCTTTATCTGATCTAACAACTGTTAATCTATCTTTATCAGCTCTAGTTGAGTATCCAGAATTTTTAGAAAAAACAGTATAGTCAGCTTTTATATTACTAGCAAAAGAAGCAGACATACCATAGTTATTTATAAAATCTAAACTTAATTCTTGTAAGCTTTGACCAAATACATCCTCAAATTTATTTTGTCCTTTAAATGTTTTAAACACTTCAGTACTTGCCCCTAAATATTTTTCTAAACCAAATGGTGTAATAGCTTGTAACAAACTACCTGCTGCCAAACTTAAACCGTCTTTGGCCATTATATAATGAAGTATATGCACAGCTTCCTTTCTTGTTTTGATATCACCGTAAAGGGCTTGAAAACCATTTTGTATTCTTACTTTTTCATTGTCACTTAATTTACCAAAGCTTCTTGTAGTTGCAATATTCATCCCTGTTTTATTATCCTCTGACTTTACAGTTTTTGTAAATACAAAATAGTCAAGAAAATAATTATCACCTGTATTAAAGTTATTCTTAAGATCCTTAAATACTGTAGTAATATTAAAGTCACTGTTTTCACTTGGATACAAAAATTCATTTGTTAATGAACCACCAACAAGAGATCCTGCTTCTCTATCAAATAAGTCTTTCATATAAGCCTTAATTGTAAAGTAAGAAAGCATGTCTTTTTGAATTTGAGCTTTTACTTTAGCTCCTTCTTTTCCACCAACAATTTTAGTGTAGCTTAATACTCCTTGAAGAATACGTTTAAAATCAGGACTCTGAGAAGTAAATACTTCAGGTAATACATTTCTTTTAAAGTCTTCAAATATTCTTATGTATTCTCCAATGTAGTGACGCACTGGTTTATCTTTTGATAAGTCTGTGCTAAAAGCATTTCTTAAATCAAATATTCTTTGTTTGTTTGAAATAGAATCTTGCATTTCTTGATTAGATAAATACAATCCTGCTTTATCTATTGAATCATCTACATTCATTAAAGATGAAAAGTCTTTTCCAAAACCTTTATTCAAACTAAATATTGCTTGCAAATTATCTATTTCACCAGATAGTGCATCTGCTTGAATTACTAGATTTAATAAACCTAATAATTCTTGATCAGATACATCTCCTTCTATACCTTTACCTAATGAAGCAGTTGTTACAGGCTTAGCTTCAACATTTCGTTTTAAAAGATCTTTTCTTGCTACTCTAATATCACTCATTGGTGATTCACTTTCTTCAAGAATTTCTCTTACAGCTTTTACATTAACGAGCATTGATGCTTGCTCTAATGGAATACCAAAAGAAACCATAGCCAAAACAAGCTTTATTCCTTTTTTGTTATATCCAAGTTTACTCAGCAAACGTTCTTTTGCATCATCTGTTGCAAGCGTAATTAAATTAGATATTATATAGTGTGTTCTATCTGATTCACTTTTATTAGTAAATCTATTATAGGATATACCATCTACATCTAAACTAAACCATTCTGAAGAAACATTCATTTCCTTTAAAAAGTTAATGATTGTAGCAGGTGGTACAACAGCTCCAATAAGACCTGAGTTTTCTTTAACATTTTTGTGACTGTAGAATTGACCTATCAAATTATCAATTGACATGTCACCATCTTTAGTATAAGTCTTAAGTATTTCAAAACGATTACTTAAGCTTTCCCACACTTCTTTAACAGCTTCAATATCTGCAGGCTGGTATGATACAGGAACAGAGCCATCTGTTGTTTCTGTAAGTTTAGTATTTCCTACAAGTGAATATTTTAAGCTAACTAATTTATTTGTAATAGAAGCTTTATATGGTTCTACTCCATTATCTTTAATATACTTATTATATTCTTTTTCTGTAATAGGTAGTCCAAGCATAATAGAAGCATCAATTGCTTCAGGGCTATAACCTAATGTTAAAAGATCCATTATTTCTTCAATTGATTTACTTTCAACTTCAGCTGCTAGACCTCCAGCATTATACTTTAATAAAGCTTCATTTAAGTTACTACCTCTTTCAGCAACTTTTTTGTTTGTATATCTAATATAATCAGCAAATCCTTCAGAGCCTTTTCTGGTACCATATTCAGTAAACTTACCGTCTTTATAATACCACTCTTTAATTGCTGCATATACTTTATCAATATCAAAATCTGCTCCTGATACTTTAATTAAGTCTTCAGGGAATATTGCAGTTGACCCATAAAAGACAGGTAAAAAATCAACAACCTTTGAAGGTATTGAAGAATGCTTATCTTGTGTAGGTATCCTAACAGCAAACATTTTAGCTACAGAATCAGGTAGATCCTTAATGTTTTTATTTTCTAAATGACGCATCACGTCTTCATGATGAGCAGGCATAAGTGTCTCAGCATATCTAATATTAGTTGCCACCCAAGTTGAAGGATCATTTGGATTAACCATGTCATATTCTTTCATGTCATAGCGTAATCTATCTAAAACAACAATTGGTTTAGAAGGATCTGATTCAAGTTGTTGTTTTGCCAATTCTAAATCTTCAGCATTGGTTATGTCTAATAGATTTTGACCATTATACTGATTAGAATTTTTTCTTCTAACAACTCTTTGTTTATCCGGTCTACCTGTTGTGTCAAAAGAATAAATCTCTCTAATAACAGGTACTCCAAAGTCAGACATTAATGCAAGTGTTACACCTGGTACTTTTTGACTTAATACTTTTTTGCTAAAGTATGCCATAAAGAACTGTTCAAACTTCTGACTTGTTATTGGATTGTTTAATTCATATTTAGGTTTTCCATCTTCTTCTGTAAAGAATTCTACTTCCGTACTACTTGCAGCAGATGATTTTAAATTTGCTTGTGCTGTCTTAATAAAAGAATATAAATTTGGTTCAATATCCATTTGCTCTAATACACTCTCTTCCAAGTGAGGTAGTAAATCAAATATTAAATTCTTTTTATCACTGTATTCAAAGTTAACACCAGCAGCTGTAAATCTATGATATTCTTTTACCACATCAGCAATTGGTAATTCTTCACCATCAATTACAACTTTAAAGTCTTTATCTAGTACTGCTTGCTCAGATGTTATAATAGTTTTAATTTGACTAGCATCCGTCATCAAAAGTTTGTTTGAAGGATTTACCATCTGTCTACCAAAATCTTTGGCATCCAATAAAGTAACATGCTCTTCATTTAAAACCATTGTTTCAGCTGTCATGCTTTCATTATCAATTACATTTTGTTTTAGCATTTTAACTGCTGACTCAGGAGCAGCAATTGCAATCTTACCATCATTTTGAGACTCCCACCTTTCCATGTTTTCACGTAAGTTGTGTAGTCTTTCCATTCCTACTTTAGCCACCCACGCACCTTCTTCATTTTTATAAGAAGTAAGTTCTTTTGTTAAGACAACTGTAGATGTTTTGATAAATGTTTGACCATTACCAAAAACATATTTCTTTGAATTTAAAGGAGCATGTTTAGGATGTTGTTTTAGATATGTACTAAACCAATCATTATCAACACTCTCCCCGTTATCAATAGCATCATACATCTTAGCTAATGCACTATTTAAACTACCTAATCCATATGCAGAGTAACGAGCACCTTTAGCTGTTTGATAAGATTGTGCATCAGCTTTATCACCACCGTCTTCTGTAGCCGGATCAGTAAATGTAAATAAACCAATAGATTCTCTACCAAGTGTATGAGATATACCTAAGCTATCATCCTTTGGTAAGAAATCAAAAGCAATAGAATCATGAGCTGCGTTTTGCATCTTAGCTCTTTTAATAGGATCTATCACTGCATCTTTAAACAACTTAGCTTCTTCACCTAATATCAGTTCATTAATAGCCATTGTGTTTAACCAATTGCTTATAAATATTTGAGCTAAGTTGGCAGGTTCATTCTTTCTAAATACATTTAGCTTTTCCATACTAGATGAAGCTTTTTCTGTATCTGGGAATATACCTTTGACATGTTGTGAAGTAGTTAATCTTGCTTTTTGAGCTAGACCTTGGAATTCTTTAATATAGTCTTTAATTATATTATTCAATTCTGTCTTGTATTCTTTACCAAATACTTCATCAAAGGTTTTACCTTCAACTGCTGATTTAATTAATTCAGCTTGTGTTTCTTTGCTTATAAGAGAATCACCTTTAAAGAACTTAAACCCACGTCCATTCTTACTATCATTATAACCTTTAATATTACCAGGACCATTTTTATCATAGTCTTGATTATTTTTTTGTATAATATTGTACTCTGTTCTAAGTCTATTTACAAACTGATCAAATGCTTCTGGTGTTAGTACAACATCTTTACCATCTGAACTTAGTTTAACGGCTTTAATAACAGGAAGTCCAACACTATCACCAGTATTTGATGACTCAATTAGCCTTATAAATACAGGAGCTAATGCAGTATTTGCTGCTGTCTCAACTTTATTTGATTTAGTATTGAATCTTTCAAAGTAGCTATTTATTAAGTTGCTTGTGAATTCAACTGAATTAAACTTACCATACTTTGTACCTTGTACAGATTGTCTTGATAAGTCATCTGCTTCTTGTAGATCCATTGATTCTACATTTTCAGCAAGCATGTTAGAACCAGCGGTTCTGATTAATTGTAATTGCTTTGATGTACTCAATTCTAAAAATGCTTCAGAATTAAGAAGTGTGTTATCTGGAAACTGTTCTTGTAATTTTCTAATTACAGCATCATCTGACAACTCAATCATTCTTCTTGAATGAAATGTCTGATTTTGATGTGCATATATTAAGTTTCTTTCAGGATCTTCAAAAACTGTATTACCAACTGTCTCATCAAATAATGCATTACCTAATGCTATTTGTTTTAACCTTGAACTTAAACCTCTTTCTGAGTCATCAATAAATAAATTTTCTGGTAATGGTTTACCTGTGCTTTTTTCTTTACCTGTAAGCTTAGTAGTAATTAAAGTTAAATCTTCTCTTCTAAGTAATCTTGCATTTTTACCCATATCAATAAGAGTTTCTTGATACTTGGTTAATTTACCTGATAGGTTATTTGCAATACTTATTTCTATATATAAAGGACTTAACTTTATACCCAGCTGTTCACTAATAAGTTTAGAATACAATAATGATTTAGCTTTTAAATCTTTATTTGTAATCTTTTTCTTTTCCATATCTTTTGAAAGCATGGCAACTCCAGATACAGCTTGTCTTACACTTGCATTATCTGTTCTAAATATTTCAAACTTATCATTAAATATTTTTTTCCAATAGTCTATTTGTGCATTTGCTGCATCTCTATTGGAAGCTGAAATAATTCTAACTTTTCCTGTAGTAGGATCAGTTAATTGAAAGATGTAATCAAATCTAGCATTTTTAAATGTTGTCATGAATTGATTAAACAACATTGAGTTATCTATTTTATTTGGTATTTGACCAGTTTCTTTAAATTCATTTATGTCAATTCCAGTTACTCTAAACAACTCATCAATTACTGCAGCTGTATTTTCATTTCTACGTGAAAAATAATACAACTTCTCTAACATCTTACTGTCACTTGTTTCATTCATACCAGCCAACATAAGACCGTTATAAACGTCTATATGGTTAACAGGTACTCTTATTGGTGTACCGTCCTGTAACTCTACATTACCAAACATATCTTTAGAATCAATAGATACACCTGCTATAAATGTTCTAACTTCTTTTGTAGCTGAATTATAACCACCTGTTTGATTTGCATCTTTTGTATAATCACCTACTTTTCTTGAACCATAATCATCTTCATCTTCCTCAATTTGATCATCCATCTCATCAAACTTAAGATTCAAAATATCAAGATACTTAGTTACTGATTCTTTAACAGCTTTACCTTCTTGAAGATTAAGGGCTTCATTTAACTGTTCAACAGTATCTAAATCAACATCAGAAAGACTTGCATAGATATCTTTTTCTGAATCATATAAATCTGCAAAATCAATAATTGTTGCAGATAATAGTTCCTCATCTTGTAATTCACTATACTTTGAATCACCTCTTCTTGTAACATATACTTGTCCAATCATTCTTGTAAGCATATCTGCTTTGGCAGGATCTAAGTATTTAGCTGATTTTAATTTAGTACCTCTAATGATCTTATAAGGTATTGCTTTAAATGCATCTATTGCTACTCCAGATTCTAATGAATTAGTATATTGATTATCTAATATTTGAGTATTTCTGTATTTACCAGCGTCTATTCTTTCATAAAATAAATCAAGTTCATTTTTTCTAAAAGACTTTAATACAGACTTAATCCATTCAACAACACGGTTAAAGAAACTCTTAATTGTTGAACTAGTTTTTGTACTTCTTGGATTTGTTTTAAATGCCTGAAATTGATCAGCCATATACTCCTCTAAGTATTCACGTTCTAATGCAGCTTTTGACAACTGTCTATACTTAGGATGTCTGTTTGCAAATTTGCTTATGTCTTCCTGAAGAGCTTTATATGTTTTAAATTTCTTTCTTACCTCATCTTTGGCAAGTTTCAATAAATTATTTTGCTCTTCTGTAGTAAGCAGCATTCTAAATACAGCATGAAAAGACTCATGATAACCTATACCGTTAGATGGTCCAGTGTAAATTGTACCTTCAACACTAAGGCCTCCTGCAATATTTCTTAAAGCCATTGTAAACTGACCTACTGTTGTACCTGTACTTTTTAAACGTGTCTTAATCTCAGACAAGTCTTTAATTTTAATAAAGTCAGGTAAGTTTACAGCAGCCCATTCTAAAAACTCATCAATAGATTCCTCTTTCTGTAAAGTCTCAGAAGGATCAAGTATTTTAAATGCACTTTCATCAGTACTTCTTTTTTCTAATTCATCAAGCTTATCTACCAAGCTTACATAAATCTTAGAATTTTTTCTTAAAGTAGCTTGATGTTGTCCTGTTCTTTTAGCTTCATTGGCAATACGTTTCTTTTCTTTCTTTATTGCTTCCTCAACCTCTGCTATTTCTTGCTCTAATGTTTTACCCTCAGCTTCAACTGGTTTAGTATATGACTTAGACATGATAAGCAATTCAAGCTCATCATTGTTAACCTTTAGTATTTCTTGTTGTCTTTCAGTTAGAGATTCTCTACCTTCCTGAACAACTTGATTTACAATACCAATTTTTATTTCTCTTGGTAAATCTTTAAAGTCTTTAGATTTATATTCATTATAACGCTCTTCACTCATAGCCTGCAAGTCAATATCTTCTTGCATTTCAACATTTGCTTTTTGCTGTAATATTTTATTTATTTCAGCAACTTTGTCTGCATATATTGCTTGCTCTTCAAGTGTAAGAGAACCGGGTTTATTAGCTTCTTTATTAGCTATTCTTTCCAGTGTTTCTTGTGACACAAAACCAGTATCAACAAATTGACTATACTCATCAGATGGAGCATTAACAGGTTTAGATGCTTGAACCATTTTAAGGCCAGCAACCATTTCATCTGTTGTTTCAAGCTTTACCCTAACACCTTTAAGAACACGTGAGTCTAAATTTGTTTTTGTTTGATTTAAAATTTGATCTAACGTAGCATCTAATGGGAAAGTTGTTTTTAAATTATGCTCACCAAAATTTAATATATTATTGCTTTTTGCATTAAAGTCTATAACTTTTTGATTTTGATTAAGCAATGAGTATAAACTTAAAATGTCTTCTGGTTTTAAGTTATCTAACTCAGCAGATTTAAAGCTTTGCATTGCTGTCAATGTAGAGCCTTTAGCTCCAACTTTAACTCTTAAAACAATGTCTCCAGATTTTGTAACCTGTAAGTCTAAGTATGTTTTTTCTGTTGGGTTAGTTGCACTAAAAAATTTATTATTAAATTGTTTATTCCAATCAAATAAAGGCATGCTACTTTTTGTAGTTTCAGCCTTACTAGCTTGTTGAGATTTAGCAGCTTGCTTTATAGAAGCGGGTTCCCTATTAACCTGTATATCAAGCGGACCATAAGGACCCACAATAGATATGAATGTATTACCATTAGCCGTATCTTTTCTAATGCTTAGTACAGTAATTTTACCAGTAGACTCTTCTTCCATTAACTGTAAGTAAGTTCTCAAAGGCATACCATAACCACTACCAACTTTTTCAAGCTTTAACTTTTCTTGCCCATATTCTGCTATACGCCTTTCTCCATCTTCTTTAGTAAGAGGTATAGATTGGCTTCCTGATTCTTTAGTAGCTGGTTTAGTATTATCTAGTTCTTCATCAGTTAAATTAAACTCATTTATAAACTGCTCTGCAGTAACATATCTCTTTTCGTTTTGCTTTATAGAATTTCCTTTTTTGCTTATTATTGTAGTTACAAATTTAATTCCTACATAGTTTTGATCTTGTTCTTCCTCAACCTCTACCTCAAGTTTTACTAAGCCAGGACCACCTACATTTTGCTGATAAGGGGTACCATATATTCCTTGGTAAAGAATCTGAACAGCTTTTAAACTTTCTGCTTCAGTAGTTTGCTTAGGTTGTGTACCAGTTTTAGAATCTCTAACTTCTTTAGCTTTGGTTATAAGCTCTGTAAATAATTCATTACGCTCATCTACTTCTAAATTTCTAGGTACTAATCTAGCCAGTACAATCTTACCTGTAAGAGGATCTTTAATAATACCTACGTACCCTCCTTTTGAAATAGCCTTTTGATACATGTTAGCATCACCTCCTTCAACAGGAGTTGATTCTAACTCACTAATTACTTTTTCTACAAATGCTAGATGTTCTTGTGGATCTTCAATATCTGTTTCAAATCTTTCACCAATAGAATCAACGTTCCTTGTATTAACAATTACAATCTTATGACCATCATATTTATTTTGATCTAAGTTATCATATGTAGTATCATAGCTATTGGTGTCTTCATACTGACCACCTGTTACTTTAAATGAGAAGTTTAAGCTTTCTAAGTCTGCCATGGTTATGGTAGCATTAGTTTTATCTTTCATCAACTCATCTATCTTTAGAGTAAGATATTTTTGCTTAAGCATTTCTTGCTTCATTTCTGAAACACTCACTCCATCTGGTGTAATATATCTCTCTATTACTTTATCTTCTAATTGATTTATTTCAACTATATCATTTTGATTACCGTTGTTAGTAAATCTAAAATGATCATTTCTTACAAATCCAATAGCACCATCCCAATTTTCAGGATAACTAAAGCCATCCATTCTTTCTAATATACCTTCTCTCATGTTTTCAGGTATAACTACTTCCATTGTATACTTATCTCCTCTAACAATAAGTTTGTTTTCAGTAGTATCATCACCTGCTCTTAAGAAATTTGATGATTGATTTGGGTTTGGTCTTATTTTAATTTCTAAAGTAGATAGTTGCTCTGGAGATAATAAAGAAAGAACCTTGTTAAATCTCATATCTACATCTGTGTCTGTGCCAAATGGCCCAAATGATTTAGGATAGATACCATTAACCTCAGATGGTAAAAGTTTTACAGCATTAGCTGATAGCTTAACACCTTCAAATGTTTCTTCAACCTTTGTATACAAATCTGAAAAACCAGATTGTTCAACTGTAAAAGAAGAAAGTGCTTTATCTACACCTTCTGTATCTTGTTTTTCAAGAGAAATTAATTCAAGCTTTGCTCCATTATTAGCAGAAGATGCAGTGCCTAAAACTCTAAACTTATTACCATTGGCATCTTCTACAACATCTAGATTTTTTAATGTAACACCATCAAAATTAAAAGGAGTTGTATCAGGTATAACTTTTTTAAGTTCTTCAAATGCATCAACGGCTTGTTGAAAATCTGTAAAAGCAGCTCTATCTAAACCAGCTAAATCTAAAAGATCATCTGACACTCTGTTACCAGAGTTATCTGTTAAAGTGTATATTGTTTCTCTAACATCAGATACATCTTCATCATCTATAGAATCAATACTTGCTATTTCTTTTTTAAGAATATTTACACCAGGGCCTTTATCTGCCCATTCAAGCAAAGGATTATCTTCTACAACAGAATCAAACCCTTCATTAGTTTCATTTCTTTCTACGTCTGTAGCTTTTAAACCACCAAATTCAAGTGATCTATAAACAGAAGCATCATCCTTTTGAGAAAGTATCCATTCTTGGAATCCTTCTTCACTCTTAGCAATGTTATTTTTAGCTTGATCTGTTAAAGCTTTATTGCTTTCAGAGGCAAGCCATATACCTTTAAGTTTTTCTAGCGCTGCTACAGCATTAGTTCCTTCTGTTGTATTAATCCAATCTGCTTTGCTTACAATTGGTTCTTTAGCAATTCTTTGCTGTTGCTTGTATCTTGAATATAAATCTTCTAATAGTAGTTTAGAAAAAGGAGATTCATTTTCTTTTAGTATATCAATACCATCTTCTACGTTAAGTATAGGGCTATCAGAAGATAACTTTAAGTAATCATTTAACTCTGATTTTTTATCAGTACTTGTATCTTTTTTGTTTACATCTGTTTTTGTTTCTTCAGCTTTAACATCAGACTTTTCAGATTCAAACTTAACTCTATTATAGTTATCTATAAGAGTTTGTATTTTTCCATACAACTCATTACTATTAGACTTAAAAACTTTTCCTGCTTCTGTGTAGAAATCAACTAAAACAGATGCATCACCTGTTTCCATAAATTTAACAGACTGTTCTGTTTCTGCGTAAACACCACCGTTTTTATTTTCACTACCTATAGCAGCCAAAGCTTCTAGCAAAGAAACTCTTTCCTGGTTTTGCATACCCTTTATAACACTTGCTTTAAAATCTCTTTTAATATTATTAAAGCGTGTTAAAAACACTTCACTTAATCTATCTGACATTTCAGTAAACTTAGCTTGATCACTAAACATAGATACACTACGAGCATAAACTTGAGCTCTTTTATCTAAATAACTGTGATCTACTAATTGCTTTACTAAGTAAGACAACTTTTCATCATCAAGTAAAACATTCTTTGATACAGATTCAATATATGCTTTAAGTGGAGTTTTAAGAACTTCCATCTTATCTCTATCATATACACCTGCTTCTTTATCTTCTATGCTTTGAAGAGTAACTAAGTATCCGGTAAGAGCAACAAGTTTATCTTTCTTAGAATCAAGAATGGTTTTATCTATATTTTCTGCATTTTCTAAAGCTTCTATTTCACTACTTAATAAAGCAACTTCTCTTTGTATAGAATCAACAGCCAATAAAGGTGTAAGATCATTAACGTCAGCGCTACCTTCTGCTGTTGTAAGCTTAAGAGCTTGTTCAATTGCATCTCTTCTATTAGCAGCAGATTTAAAAGATTCTTTACTGAGTAGATAAAGCAAACGTCCATGTTCTACAGCACTGTATTTTGCTAATGCAATATTATATTCTTTTGAACCTTGTTCAAATTGTTTAAACGCATAAGGGTTTTCTATAATGTTAAAACTTGCATCATAGTCTTTTTTGAAGTTTTTAATTCTTTCAATTGATTTATCAACACGTTCTTTAAACTTACCAGACTCTATATCTTCTTTTTGATTAGGATAAGCTTCTATTAATGCTTCATCAGATAATTTCTGAATATCTTCCAGTTGTTCTATATATAAACCTTCTGTTCCATTAGCAACCATATGATGAGCATTCATAATAAAAGAATCATCATTGCTATCTCTTAAGCCTAATTCACTATCTTCAAACATGTGTTTATCACCATCATCTTCAGATTGTTTTTGGCTAAAAAAGTTTAGTTTTGAAGAACTCATAAAATTTGCAGGATCTTTAGCAACTTCTTCTGCTATGTCATTAACCTTATCTACAAATTCATCTCTTTGTTTTTTATATTCTGCATAGTCTTTAGGATTTCTTTTTTCCTGAATGTAACTAGGCAATACCTCAAACATTAGTCTTTGAGGACCTTGGACTAATCCACCCATTAAAAATCCAGACAAGAAAGTTTCAAACCCTTGACCGGTTGTTTGACTATCAATACCAGCCATCATTGCTGCTTTTTGAAGATCATGTCTATTAGCATTTGGTGTATCTAATAATGCTGAATGATAATCAACAAGACCTACAGCAACACCTTCTTGATAGACTTCTTGCAAACCTTCACTTAAACCACCGGCAGAATATCTAAGTATTCCTCCAGCTGTATATTTAAGACTACCCTTAACACCTAAAGCTTTTAATTTATTCCAACCAAATAATTTACCAATAACTGATTTATTAGATGTTTCTTGAAATAATTTACCTGCTGTCTTACCAGCAGCTCTATTCTTTATAAAATTTTGTACTGTAGTTTTTCTTACTATGTTTTTAGAATTTCCTACTTTATTAAAAATTCTTCTTAGTTGCGGAGAAAATCCGCCAAGGGCTTTACCTAAAACAATTTTATTAGTTATAAAAATTGCTGGAGCATTAAATAAAACAGAATTTGTAGCTGCCTTTAATGCTTCAATATTTATATCATTTAATTGTTCTGGTGTTAATTGAGCACCACCGTTTTCACGCATTACTCTTTCAACATTTTCAGCAAACATATCTTGATAAGCAAAACCTGCTTCAAGTTTAGATTCACTCATTGTAAGGTTTATTGCTCTAGCATCTCTGTAAAATGCACCAAATGATTTTGATGTCTTAGCTAAATTACTTAAACCTCTCGCGGCACTTTCAGAAGATTTAAAAGACTTTAAAGTGGCTCTTAATTCTGGTGTAAAAAAGTCACCAGCTAATCTTCCTCCTGCTTTAGCTACACTCCAAAAATCTTTTGCTTTATCGGCAGTTCTAAGAGTTGATAATACATCTTTACCAAGCCTTACTGTTCTTGTAATATCAAATATATTACCTATACTCTTAATCCCTTTTACAAAATTTTTACCCGTACCAGCAACAAATGCACCTATACCGGCTGGAGCTCCAGCACCAGTTGAAGTTAAAGCAGCACCAGCAGCGGCAAGTGCTAATTCTTCTGCAGCAATTTCACTAATTGTTCCTAATGTTTGAGCTGCATTTAGATTAAGATTAACTAAGAAACCAGTGGTACCACCTCTTGTACTTGCTCCTAATCTGTTTGCTTCTGACATAGCAGTAGCACCTTCTAAATCTGCTGATGTCCAGTAGCTTTCATCACCACTAAACAAATCACCCCAAGATCTAGCAGCACTTGTAAAACCACTTGAAAAGTTAGTCCACCACGGACCCCATGACCTTTTAAAATCATCCCATCCTGTAGTATTTGCATTATAGTAAGACTCCATATCCATATCAGGTCTCCAACCCAATTTATCAAAAGCATCCATTCTTGCATACCTGTCATAACTAGAAGACTTAATTCCAGAAATTATAGGATCTTGTAATTTCATTTGTTGTTCACCACCTAAAAAAGGAGTTGGTGAATTAAATACTTTTTTAAATGATTCAAAATTATCAAAACCAGGTTTAGGTGAATTGTGTTTTGAAATAGGTAGATCAAGAGGCATTGCATATTGATTCATTGCTGGTGCCAATGCTTCTAAATTTTTCATGTAATCTCCCATACCTTGAACGCTTTCTGCATCAAAGTCTAAGTCAAACATTTCATCAATTGGTTGAAACTGAAAGTCATCTGGTTGATAGATAGGATCAGTCTGTATATTTGAATCTTGCATGTTGATTATTTTATCTTAAAATGTATTATTATTTAGGCATGTTTTTTTTCTTCCAAGCCTGCTCTGCTTCAATATTTCTTCTAAACTCTTCCATCATTATCATTTGATAATGATTTACAAAGTTATCAATATTATGCTTACCAGCAGGACCATTTTTATCTTCAATCAACATTGGTGATTGAACACCAGCTGAATTAAACAAACCTGTTTTTGGATCTAGTTGCATCATTTCCATAGCAACATAATAATTATCATTATTTTTAAATACTTTAAAAGATCCAGCTTTTTCAGAAAATGCATTATAATTATAAACTTTATCATCTGCTAAATCAATACTTGTATCAACTGAAGATACATTGTACTGACCTGCTTTTCTAGGATTCATGTCTTGCTCTGAAGGAACTATTACTTTAATTTCTGTGTACTGTGGTATTTCCGTAGGATTTAACATTGCTGTATTTTTTCCACCACCAGCGCCTTTTGTTGCTCCTGAAAAACCTTTAACATAGTCATAGTCATTTTTTATTGTGTATGATGCATATGTTTTACCGTCTATTGTTTCAACAGGATTATACTCTAACTGATAAGAAAACTTCTTAGAGGCTGCAGCTTTGGGATCAAGCATTGCTTGTCTACTGTCTCTTATCACTTCATCAACAATAAATTGAGCTCTTGTATCATTTACTAATTCAGTTGCACCTGCAGTCATAACAACTTTTTCTGAGCTCATATCATACTGTCTCTTAAAGTTGAAAATCATTTCCTGTGCTTTTTTATCAGAAGCTATTGTGTTGACATTAAATGTAGCTCCGTAACCTTGATAAGTAAACAGATTGCTTTCATTCATTTCATCTAAAGGAATTCCTCTAAATACAGCTTCTGCTGAAAATGGTTGGAAAGTTCTTGACCCTCCCATTTCATTAACATTTAAGGTACCATCTATACTCTGATTAAGTAAATCATATTGAACTTTATAAGCCGCTTCTGCATCTTTTCTTGCATCTTTTTCAAGAAAAATTATATCACCAAATATTTTTTCATCAATTTTTTCATCTATCCAATCAGCAACTTCTGGAAAAATTGTAGCAGAAATATATTCATATTCACCTTTATCATTTCTTCTTCCTCTACCTTCTTTATAATTTTTACCTTCAATCTGACCAGCCTTAGCTCTTTTTAGATATAATTCTACAAAATCATCTTTAGAAAGAACTGCTCTTTTTGTATCATCAAGTTGACTTGTAATAACGAGCTCTGGAATATTAGCGTCAATTTGTTTTTTTAATTGTTGACCTTGTTTTGTAGTTCCAACTTTTAATAAATCATAGTTCTTAGCTAATACAGTGTTTAAACTTTTTTCATAAGCAATTGATTTATTCTGTCGTCCTTGTATAGTATTATACATGCTATATGCTTGTATAAGTTCTGGACTTTCTAAAGCTTTAGGGTTATTAGTTGGTAATTTATTTGTAAGTATCTTAACAGCATTATCATAATTTAAATCAACTAGATTTTCATTACCTTCTTCATTAAGTTTTGCTTTTATTTCATCATATGTACCTTTAAACTTAGTGCCATCATTTAGCTTAATCTCCATACTGTTATATTCAGTATTTTGAAGACCGCCTCCTACTTTGCTAAGTTGATCCATTTTTAGAATAAAATCAGCTTTACCTTTATTAGTTTCTTGTGCATATTCAGCAGCTCTTTCAGTATTGTCTGCCATTGCATCTTCCACTTCTCTAACTTCAGTTGAGTTTTTTGTTATACCTGTTATAGTTCCACCAAATAATGCATCTACTAAACTACTAGAAGCAGTTGGAGCAACACTTGGATCTAATTGTGCTTTAAGAGCAATTTCTTTTTTTCTATTAATATGCTGCTGTTCAATTCTAGCCATACTGTACTTATGTTGAACTTCCAACTTTTTGTATGGGTTAGCAGTAATAGTTCTAGAATAATCTTTCATGCTATGTGCCTTAGCTGCACCTAATATGTCAGTGCTAAGATTATAGTTCATCAAAAGATTAAATGCTTTGTTTAAAAGATCAGGATCTTCATCAATATTTAGATTGTCTACCCTTTGTAATGTTTCTTCATTTCTCTCTAATGCACCTCTACTCTTTTCATATTGCTCAAGAGCTTCCATCATTGCTTTTGCTTCTGGACTATTGGGTATTACACCAGATGTTCTTTCATACTCCTCCCAATTATTTTTAGCTGATAAAGCTTCATCAAACTGCTGTTTAATTATTTCATTAGCCGTAGCATTTCTTTGAGCAAGATCACTTAGCTTGTCTTTAGCCCATGCAGTCTGTCCCTCTAACACAGTAGAATATAAACCAGAGTCTAATCCTTTTTGTGCAAAGTTTCTAGAATCAACATAACCACTTGCTCTATAAGCATCCATCACCCTTGGGTCTTCTAATAAAGTTTTTTGTAAAAAGTTATAAGCTCCTGGTACTTGTTGTTTACCATTTTTTTCTCTGATAATCCAATGACCTGTTGGATCTGGAATATCAATTTCTACATCTCCAAATCCAGCATCCTTTAAAAGCTTAGTAGACATTGAATATAAATCAACGTTTTCTATATATGTTGGTAGACCTTGCTTTAAAGCTGCATCTCTATCAGCAGTTTTAAAATCTTCCATTTGATAGTTTAAATATTGCATGCCCGTAGACCAATACTTTTTTCTTTGTTCTACATTATCAGAGTTTTTAAATGCTTGTGCTAATTGGGCGTTTTGTTTAAACTGTTTTGTATAAACAAGATCTTTAACAATAAGATCATCTTCATAAAAAGGTTTGAATACACTCTTTGCTGAATCAACATTTTGACGTAGAGAAAGATCCATACCTGAAATTTGTTGAATTTTTGGTGCAAGTTTATTTGCATACTGATCTCTCATTCCAATTGTGTCTTCTCTTGATAAATCTGCATACACAACTTTACCATATAAATCACTTAATTGTTTATAGTTGGTATCATAGCGATCCTGTCTGGTACCTAATACACTAGACAAAAACTTATAGTCTGGTGTAAATGGTTGAATCTCTCTTGAATATGTCTTACTTCCTGGTACGTATGTTGCCATAATACTAAATTACTAAAATTTTATAAGTTTTAAAAACTTTATTAATACACTCTTTAGGTTTAAAAACCTGTCTTACCTGCATAAAAAGGAATAGCGTATTCTTTAATCTCTTTACCTTTGTTTGCTTTACGTCCACCTGGATAGCCAGCAGGCATACCTGATTCACGTATCATTCTTAAAGCATCAGCATACGGATCTGCTCCTGTATTAGGTGCTACTTTAGGTGCTTGTCCATATGTGTTTTGCAATATTGTGTTTATTGTGCTACCATCTAAACCTTTAGCCTCTAAATCTAAAGCTCTTTGTGACATTTCATCATATTTATTCAATTGATTTCCTGCTGATTTATTAGCAACTATACTTGGTAAATCACCTGTCATTTCAATTATACCACCTTGTGTTGGATCTATGTTATAGTAAGGATACAATGTATTTAGGTTTGCTGTATTAGCTCTATTAGTAAGAGCTGTGTTCATTAAACCTGTGTATTGTTCTCTATCTAAATTCTTTTCATCCATATAGTTTTGAAGAGTAAGTTGTGTATCATCATATAACTTAACATCTCTATCTCTCTGTTCCCTTTTTGCACCCGCTTCTAATTGAGCATTCAGTGCCAAACCTCTATTAACAGTTCCTATATTTCTTTGATGAACTTGAGCAAAAGTATTTGCGTTTTGTGCAAATGCTTTACCCTGAGCTTGTGATGCTCTAGCATTAAATGCTTGAGGATTTCCAAATGCTCCTGCACCTTGAGTAATTATATTTAGTTGCTCATTAACATCAGCCAACTGTCTTGTGGGTTCTTCAAGTACATAATCAGCTTTTGGTATTTCCACAGCAGGTTGCCATGGTAAAAATAACTCTCTATCCCTCATGGCAATTGCAGCTAGATTATTTAAATCTTGCGTCCAAAATTCTGGATCAGGTTGAGTATAGGTTTTAACAGGAGGTGGTTCTGGTGTGTCTGGTGGTGGTGGTGTTTCTGGTGGTTCTGGTTTCTCTGGTTCTCTTACTTGTAATGTTTGATTTAAAGTATTGTTACCATAAAAGCCTTCTGCCTTAGATATTGTTTTGTTGTCAGCCCAGTTGCCCTTTTGGGTAGGCCCGCTAGCTAAATAATTTAAATTAGGATTATCACTTTGCTCATCTGCTAAAGTAACAGCTTGGAAAAACAACTGATTCATTTTAGTTGTTGCATCATCTATTTGATAAGCTTCATATTGATCAGGATATAACTCAGCAGTTTTATTAAAAAGCTTCTGTGTATTTTCATTTTTCTTTACATCCTTTGCATTATCACTACCCTTATCTAATTGAGTAGCATATCTATATTCATCAGGAACCAAGTCTTGTATCTTATAGTTATTTTCTTGATACTTCAAGAAATTTTGCATAGCAACATCTTTTGTTGGAATATCAGCTTCTGGTATCCCTTGTGCTATAGCATTAGCTCTAAATGCAGCATATGCTTTATCAGTAGTTGCAACCCACTCAGGTGAATCAGATGTAAACAAACGCTCTAATTCTTGATATTGCTTATAACCAGAACCTAAAGCTTTACCACCTTTAAAACCTTGAAGGTCAATTCTTCTACCACCAATCTGTCTACCGGCTGTTCTACGTTCAGTAGAAGGGTTAGATTGATTATTGTTAGCCGGTTGTGTTACTGCAGTTTCTTCTTTTACAACATCATCATTAACTGAAGTTACTCCAAAATCAATTGAACCTTCCGGAGTATCTCCTAAGTCAGTGCTAAAATATTTATTCTCAAGCGCATCGTCTTCTTCTTTTGCTTGCTTTAGCTGATTATTCATATAATCAAGATTCCTTTCAACATTTATATATGGATTGTTAACATATGTATTATCCTGGGCAACTATAGGTGGTTGATAATCATATAAAAAACTTTTATACTCCTTGTTACCATCTTGAGCTTTTGGTAATTCATTACCATATTTAGCCATTGGCATTTGTTGCTGTTGTCCAGCTTGAGCCATCATCTGTTGAAGAGCTGCCATTTTTGCTTGTTCTTCTGGAGGTAGAGATTGTAGCATTCTTTGTGCCGCTTGTTCCCTAGTTATATTTTCCACTTTTTGAGTAAACTCCATAGGATCAATCCCCATACTTACTAAGTAAGGATGTGAAGCAAGAGGTACACCATCCTCAAAATTTTTCTTTGATTCCTGTGCAAATGCCAACTTAGATAATTTATTTTGATTTTTATCAACCATTAATTCTGCACTTTTAAATTTTATAGGATCAGTATCTTCTGATTCCATTGCTCCTATAAATTCATTAAGTTGATATCTTTTTGATACTTGTGCAGGAGTCATTTTCTTTTTAGATTCTACACCAAATTCTGCTAACTCTTTTCTACTAAGCTTCATTTTTTGTGTATCAGAAAATACAAATGACTGTTCTGGTAAAAACATAGGAACTCCACCGCTACCATGTCTAGGACCAGTTATATTATATAAACCAAACTGACCACTGTCATTTAAATCAGTTAATACAGTTTCACCACCCTCTGCTTCTAAATTAGCCATATCTCTAGGCACTGAAGAAAGTGAATATCTTATTGACTTACTTTCATCATCATTGAATTGATTTGGTGTTAAGTTATCTGTTACAAGACCATATCCAGATTGATCACCTGTGGTGGCACCACCTTGCTGCATAGACTTTGTAACCTTACCATCTTTTAATTCAAAACCTTCAGGTAATTTATTTATTTTAATTTTTGCCATGATTATAATATTTCTATATCTGCACCTGCAGCTATTAATGCTGCTAGCGTATCATTATCTATTTCTACTTCTCCACCTTTTTGCATTTCATCTTGATGTAAGAAACCTAACTTAGCATATCTATTATGATCAGATTCTACATTAGCTTTATAACCTTTTCCTGATACAGGATCAAACATCATATGTGGTTCAAACTCACCACCTGATTTGTACGTTTCTTTTCCGTACATTGCTTGAGCATAATAATCAACAAGATTGTCTGGTTCTGCCAAACCTAAATTAGCATCAAAGGTACCTCTTTTATTTACGGGATTTTCTGTAGCTAAATAGACTTTGTCAGCCATTGTTGAATTTCTTAATTCATTTTTATAGTCATAAAATTTAGCCTGAGTAAAAAGCTCATTGGCCATATTAGCACCTTTAACAACAAAATCTGAAACATCACCAAAAGCCCTCATTGATGGATTTTCTTTTATAAAAGTTTTAGCTTGCTTAAGAGCATTACCCACTGTTCTTTTTCTTTTTACAGTAGGTTCTTGTGCATCCCCTAAAGCTGTTGCAGTAGATTCTTCTGCATCCCCTAAAGATGTATTTAATGCATCTAACTCTTGCTGAAATGCTTGTTGATCTAAGAACATACTTCCCATACCAGAACCTGGGCCACTGGCATAAACAGGTTGTTGATCTTGTAAAGGTGTAGTACTAGGTGTAGTACTAGGTGTAGTACTAGGTGTACCAGCAGTCCAAGGTTGTCCAGTTGCTGGATTTATGTATGATGTTTGACCCATCTGAGAAAAGTCAGGTAAACCAAATGGATTGTTAGGATCAAATTCACCAAGCATCTGAGCTTTAGGTAAATAATCACCTCCATATTTAAATTCAAATTCAGATTCAGCTTCATAAACAGCTCGTTGTTGAGCCTCTGTAGTTAACCCTTTTAATTGAAGTCTAACCTGATTTTTTTTAGCCCAATCCTTGTAAGAATCAACTTCCGGTGTAGATGTTACTTCTTCTCGTGGTAATTCTACAACAGATCTTTGTTGTTGCTCTGGTTCTACCGGTTCTGTTTTTGTTACTTTACTAGGTGTATTTGTAATAAAATTAGCTGGATTTGTTGATTCCATTGGTATATTACCAAGCATTATATTTCTGTAATCAGCTTGTGCCTTTACATATTCTTCAGGACTTAATAAACTTTTATCATAAGAACTTCTATTTGCATTTAAGCCTTGACCTGATTCATAATTTGTAGCAGCCTCAATCATCATTTCTGAATCTATATCATTTACTTGGTTTAATCTTTCTACAACATTCTGAAATGAATTAGCATTTTGACTTAAAGGGGCTTCTTCTCTTCCAAACCAAGAGGATGGATCTTTAAATTTTCTTTCTTTTTTTGGTCCAAGTAAACCAAGATCTATTTTAGTTTTTTTACCTAATACATCATAGTCTTCTTCATCTGATGCTAATACACCAGTATAATTATTTGTTTCTGGATCAAAGTTTACCAAACTATTTTTAAAAATATTTTCAGCAAACTCTTCTTTTGTTTGCAAACCTGTATTCTGTACTTGGTTTATTCTTTCTCTTTCTTTTTTACCTTTAAAAAACTTTGAAAATTTTGTCTCTGTTAAATCTGCTAAATCTTCCCAATTAGGTGCATAATCAGCAGGATCTAAACCTTTGTAATCTACAGTGTAACTTCTATTACCTAACTGCTTCTTTTTATATCTTGCTCGTTTTGCACTCCAGTCTCTAAATGTTCCATCCATAACACCATCATTGTTGGCATCTTCTCCTGAAAATAATCTTCCAGCTGCGTCATCTAATAAAAAAGCAGCACCCAATAAATTTCCTTTTGCAGGAACTGGAGGCATATAAATAGGACGTTTGTCTTGAGGGCTTTGTGATAAAAAACCAGATGATACATTTGTACCACCACCAAATTGCATTTGAGGTTGTTCTATGTTTTCTGGTTGCATCATTGATGGAGGCATTTGCTCTTGAACTTGCTGCTCTGGTTGTTGAGCTTGTTCTTCTTGAGCCATCATTATTTCAACATTTTGCAATAATTCACCAAATGCTCCTGGATCATAACCAGCTGATTCAAAGGCTATTGTAAGCTGATCAACAGGTATACCTTGTAATAAAAAAGTTTTTAATACTTCTTCCGGGGAACCTCCATTTTCTATATTACTTTTTATAACTGCAGAAAGTTCATTAACTACAGGATTAATAGACTCTTTATCTACTGAACCACCTTCTTGGTATAAACTTTTTTTATTTGCTTTCATTGATAATAATATATATAATTAATATACAAAATATTGGTGAGAATGCCTAATCATTAGCTGTATTCATTAACACACTTAAAATGTAATTAGGAACTGTTGTGCCAGCTTTCTTTGCATCTTTGTAGTGTACTCTATTTAATTTGTCATATATTTTTTTAGCTTCTTTATCATTAGGTGTATTATCGTACATTCCATTTACATAATTGCTAAATACTTGATACTCACCGCCTTTTGCCATTATTGATGGCTTAGGTTTACGGCTATCAACATTTACATATTGTTTTTTATTTTTATTGTAAACTTCATCTATGTATCTATTTGATTTAGACACGTAAGTTTCATCACCTTCATCTTTAGTAAGATTATAAATAAATTCACCAACGTCACCAAGATACTTAAGTTTTGTAGATGATACATCTTTTATCTTTCCTTGATATAGTTTTCTTAAACTTTCAATTTGTTCTTCTATTGATCTATTATCTCCAGGTCCAGATAAATTTCTTCCTGTTTTTAATAGCATATTTGTACCTTGATTATGTGCTAAAATAGACATGTTTTTAATGTCTTGATCTGTTAGCCCTAACTCTGGATATTGTTGAGAATAATTTTTAAATAATTCATAATGCTTAACTAATAAATAACTTACTGCATCTGTTGCTTTATTATCATTGGCCAGATCTTCTGGGCTATTAATATTAAAATACTCTTTTGCAAAATTATCTAAAGAATTAAACTTTGTTTTGGCCACACCTAATGATATATCTTCTGATGTTTTATCTTTAATAGTATATGCTAACCCCTGCAAACCATAATTTTGACTAGCTGCTTCTTCTACAGTTCTTGGTGTATTTGGTGAAATTCCCGCAGAACTTTCAACACCTGTTATTGCAAATGTTGCTGCTTCTAACCAATTTCTGTCAACTGATGAATTAAGCATTTCAGGAATAGCTTGTGCATTATATCTTGACCTCTTCATTATATTACCAACAACATCTCTTTCATTAGTTGTTAAAGGTCTTTCCTTTTTTGCTTCAAAATTAGAAATAAGATTTTCATCTACTTCTATTTTTTGATATTCAGAAGCATCATACTTTTTGTTAAGTTTTACATTTTTTTCTGGTCTTGATATCCAAGTTGTTTGAAGCTGATCATACGGTTGCTGTAAGACATTACCACTAACGTTATGGGTTATAATGGGTTTACCATTCTTATCAAAATCAGAAACAAAACCAACGTGTGTATTAAACGTTTTTGAATTTTTCAAAGTTTCTTCATGATACTGTGAATTAGGCCAATACAAACCAACAATATCTCCAACTTCATAATCTGATTCTTTTGTTTGTGAGCGTTGTTTAACTTCCTTTGTTATTGATTTAAGTTCTTCAGCAGATGTACCTGGACCCAAATTAGCAAATTCAGGTTCATCATATATATTGTATATACTTTGACTATTACCTGCATTCCTCATATTTTCATGTATGTCCCAAGCATTCTTATACTTTATACCAAGAGCTTCTGTTATTATATTGTTATCTTCAAGTATAGAACACATACCAGCAGCACATCTTGGATCTTCTAATTTATTTGGTATATTATTAAATATAAAAGCATTAGGATCTTCATCTTTGGTGGATGAGTTATATTCTTGAAGTGCAAGTTTAGTTCTGTCTCCAAATTTACCATCTATATTACTTTTACCATCTTTTGTTTTTTCTGGTAAATAACCTTGTTCTACAAGAGTATTTTGAATTTTTATTACATCTGCTTTATTATTGTTAGAATATTTTTTATAATATTTATCAATATTATTTAAACCTAAATTTCCGTCAGAAATCAAACTGTTATAAGCAGCTTTTGTTTTAGGTCCAAATTTACCATCTACACCATTTCCTTCTTCACCAAATTCACCCAATAAACTACCATAACCTTCTTTAATTAAAGTTCTTTGAAGATTTTTTATTTCATCTGATGAAGCATTTGCATAATCCTTTTCATACTTATTTTTTGGAGTATACTCATTTACTGCTTCTGTAAATTGACGTGCTAAATTAGGCCGTTCTAATTGTCTACCTGCAATATCTAATTGTTCAGGAGAAGATGTATTTAATTCCGGTCTACCGGGTAATACAACATTTGTATTATCTCTTGCAATTTCTATTGGTCTTACATCATATTTAAAATTACTTAAATCTTGTTTTTCTATTTTATTAAAGAAAGCCAGTTCTTTATTTACGGCAGGTATACTAACCCTTGTATTATCTTGAGCAACAATTCTTTGTTCTTGCACAAATCTTCTACCCAAATCACCATAGTAAGATGGTATATCAAATACAGCTGCAGATTTAGAATTTACTTCACCTTTAAGTTGAAACTTATATATACTTCTTAAATCTTTATAAGAATCATCTGTTGTAGCATTAAGATAATTTTCTTGCACATTGGGTCTCTTTTCAGTTTTACCATTATAAACAATCATATCTATATACTCTCTTGTTTCTTTAGGTAATTGTTTTGTCCAATCATTACTTTTGTAAATATCATTACCTTTAGCTTTTTCTGCTTCTAATATATCTTTTACTTTACCTCGTCCATAATTATAAGAAGCTAAAGCCTTAATCAATCTATTTTCTGCAGTGGCACCTGGTTTATCTATAAATGAAGCATTATATAATTCATTCATTGACCACTCTTGTACATCATGATTTTGTTTTGGATCATATGGATCTACTTCTTTAACCCCTGTTGCTCTTTTATAATCAGTTATAACACCTTCCCCTATCTGCCCTAAACCCATATACCCTAAACTATTTTTTGCTTTAGGTTCAAGCCTTGATTCTACATAAGCTTGTTTATAAAGTAAATCTGGAGTAATTGTATAATTATTAAATGGTTCTTTTTTAACAACTGCTTTTGATGTTTCTTCAGGTTGTTGTACAGGTTTCTGTACAACTTGTGTAGGTAATTTAATTAATTGATTTATTTTAAGTTTATTATAATCTATTCCAGGATTAGCTTCTCTAAGAGCTTGTTTATCAATACCTAATTTATTAGCAATCCCATCAAAAGTATTTCCTGATTTAACTATATATTCTCCATTTCCATCTTGAGCTTTAGGTAAAGCTTCTCCTCCACATTTGTGACACGTTGTTACATCATTACCTCCATCTGCAGCTTTCCATTCCCAACTGCAGTTATTACACTTCATAGTCTTAGTTAATAAACCACCCCCTCTTTTATACATAGGAGTTTCAAATACCATATCTCCAGGAAATTGATAATCATTACCCGGTATCATTGCTTTGCTATTACCCAGATTATCTGTTCCCATAACAGGGAAGTCTACACCTTTCATTGTTATAGACCCAGAAGGAATTATATTGTAAGGATTGTTTACATCAGGTGAGTTTCTTTTATACCCTTCAGTACTAAACATACCTGATACATGAGTTATGTATTCATTAGGTCCTCCCGGTAATCCTTTTGTTTCCGTGTATTCAAATTTCTTCTTCATTATCTAAAAGAATTATTAAGTTTTGTACTTGCTAGTTTTATTAACATTTTTCTATTACCAGATACTCTTCTTCTTAATAAAACTTTATTATAATAATGTCTAAATTTCTTACGTTGAACCTCTTCTTTAGAATAGTTAAGATTTGCAAAATTTAAATCTTTTATATATCCATTTATTTGAGTTATAAAAGCACTACGTTGTACACCAGTAAATTCACCACGGTCATCTGTAATATCCCAAAATTGATTAAATCTATATTTTTGTTCTTCCTTTGAATAAAGAATATTAATATCATTTAAACCAACTATTGGATATTGTAGTGCACCATAAGGATCTTCTTTAGGATTTAAATTTAATCTTAGTAAACCAGATACTTGTTCTGAATTATGAATTATAGCTTCATTAAAATTGTAATCTAAATCATGCCATCTATCATCAGCACAACCATTTTCTAAATCACCTTTATAAACATAAGATTCTAACTGATATTCTACACTTCTTAATGTATTAACATTAGAGCCTGTATTTTCTATTATTTCAACCTCCCAAGGATAATCAACATCATAGTAATTACTATATAAATCACATCTGCTGTTATGTCTCCATATACTACCTTTATTTCTAGCAGCTGGATTAGTATCTGTCTTAGTAGTTAAAAAGTTATTTATACTAGGTAGTACAAGTTCAGGATGCCAATCGTGAAATGATATCCATGCTTTTATTTTTGGGTCATAAGACACAGTCCAAGATGCATCTTCAAAGAAAGTAGGATCACCTATGCTAATTAAAAAACCAGCAGATGTTGCACTTCTTTTGAATAAGAAATTACCATTTTCAAAAACAACAAAACCTAATCTTGAATTCTGATCTAAGTATCTTTCTTTTACTCTATAATCTTTTTTAGTAAAATATACAATATTATAGTTAGGGTCAAATATAGACTGACAACCTATACCAACAACAGGGTTATCTGATAGTTTACTAAACTCTAATTCTGGAAACTGTTTTATTAATTGAGATGGTAAGTATTTATTAAACCATTGCTTCATACCAACATTTGATATGTTATCTAACCTTCCGGTATAATGAAATATTTTACCTTGGGCTTGTGATATATAAAATAAACCCATTGGTGTATTAACAACAGATCTTGCACTTTCAGATGAGCCATGTTCATTTGACAAATCAGAGTTAACAATATTTTGAAAAGGTTGATTAAATAAACCACCATCTCCTATTGTTACCTTAACTCCTAAGTCTGTTTGTAGTTGATCTACACCCTGGAACATCTGAGGTGACTGATATGGAAAAAATATAATAGCACCACTTTTATTAATTGGTTTTATTACATTAACCTTAGTTTTAAAATCTTTATAGTTGTTTGCTAAAAACACACGCCAAAAATCTTTCTTAGCTTCTTGTTTAGCCTGCAAAGAATAAATTAATCTTTTAGGATAATGCTGATAACAATTTTCAGCTATTGTAGGATCATAATCTCTAGGTTGAACATTACCAAAAGAAGTAACCTGAGTTATCATCTTGCTTACACTTAATGATAAATCATATTTATAAAAGTTACCTTTTTTAATGTGATCAGCATGAAATAAAGCATCAACTTCTGCAAACTCATATGAATCATAATGTCTTTTATCATCTTGATCATCCCAATCTCTATAAGCTAAATTATATTCAGACTCAACATAAAAATCTTGTACACCATTTACATGAGTATACATATATGCTGTTGTCATATTGAAAGCTTGATTAGGATCATTACCTTTAAATACATCTGAAAAACCAGTTCCACAACTATTTATCCCTCTATCTAAATAAAATAAATCATTTGGTAAAGCTTGATTTTTTGTGTCTGCAAAACCAAGCGTAACAATTTCCATTGCTAAAGCAGAAGTGTCAAATTTCCTTGTGTCCATCCAAAATCTTGGGTAAGGAATATTTATTCTTTGTAAATAATCATAAGTAAATTGATCAGGTTGTCCATTTAAAAAATCAGCAAAGATAGGCATGATTGTTTTTTCTGTGTATCTATTTACATAAATATCACCTGAAAAAATAGGTTCTGATTGAAAAGTGTCATATGTGTTTTCTGCAGTAATTAATTCAACACACCCTTTCATTTGAACTTGTTTAATACCATCCAATTGACCATACTGATTTTCAAACTCAAATTTCAAACCACCATATAAGGCAGATATATTTCTTGTTTGTTCTTGCTCTGGATTTTCTAAAAAATTATCTAAGTAGTCAGAAGTAGCATCACCACCAATTGCATATCTAGAATTATCAAGTTTAATAGGATTATCAAATTCATCTTCTGTTGCAATTGCAACTGTCATTGGTCTAAATAAATTATTTATTTTAAAACCTTCAAATTCTTGAAATGAACTTTTTACATAATTAGCATTTTTATTTTTGGTTCTATAAAGTTGATTAGATAATCTTTTTCTAAAAAAATTATAAAATCCATGTGAATTATATTTAAATGCAAAATCATCTTCAGCAACAAGGTTATACATTAAATCAATAAGTTCTTGAGCTCCTATTGTAATATTTTTCTGAGCAATAACAAGACCCATAGCTACACCTAATAAACTAGGTATTGCAGAGTCAGGGCTAGTATAGGTAACACCTCTATTCACTCCACCACCCATTGTACCAGGAGCAGCAGTAGCTAAAAAGCTAGTTGCTCCTCTACCTTCCAATACTAAATCAGATACAAGACCACCCGTATATATATCACTAACATCTACGGCATTTTTTAAAAGCTCATTAACAAGGATATTAGCTATAGCACTTCCACCTGCCATTAGTGGTATCGTACCACTTGCTGCAGTAAAACCACCTGTAAAAGTACCACCTGTAGAACCTGGACCACCAACAAACCATGGTGCATATATTGGATTAAAACCTTGAAGTGCTTGTTGTTCTTTTGTTGTTTCTCCTTGAACTTGTCTGACTGCATAACCAATACCAAAAAGCCCGGCAACAATTGCAGCACCATTTCTTAATAATTTATTTTGAGGGTGATTTTCTGATTTTATAAATTTACCAACAGACTCACCATTTAACTCACCATATATTCTAGTTTCATAAGCATTTAAAAAAGGCTTTCTAAACATTAATTCAGGTGAATGAAATGTAAAGTAATCTTTTTTATAACCTGTTAAGGGCTTGTAATTATTTTTAGACTGAGTAAAATTATCACAACCATCTGTTCTGTGTTGATCATTTTTCTTACCATCATGAAAAAATATATCAGGTCTTAAATCATTGTATGGATAATTTGGATATAATCCTTTATCATTACCAAGAGTTTGTCCACCGTCTGGTATATCATAAACTCTCATGTTTCTAAATATACCTTTTGCAAGAATAGATCTATGACCTTCTCTTGAACCTCTTAGTATTTCATAACCAACTATGTTAGTAATCAAATTACCATCATTATCTAAAGGAGGTTGTATATCATAAAATTCAACACCAAGGATTCTTATTGTATTAGCACCACCAGCATTTAGACCAGAAAGCATTAACTGAGATCCAATTTCTTCTGTTGGCATTTTATGATGTCTTATGGGTAAGCCACATAAATCATAATCTGGATTACCACCTCCCCATATAGGATTTGAAGAAGTATTCCATAGATCTGGTCTAGTTGCTGGATATTTTTCAGTTGACTCCCAATAAGCCATATCCCCTTTTGCAATAATAGTACCTCCATCACCAGTGGGTATACTTAAACTAGGCTGAGTTATAGTAGCAGTATTATAAACTTGATAATTTTGTTCTGTACCGTTTAATGCATTTTGTGTAACATTAATTGCTGTCTCATCAACAGTCTGTCCAAATTGATTAACTCCATTTGTTCTTGGTGCTCTACCTGGTATGTGATATGAACTTGATCTTTCACCTGTGTTGTAAATCCACCTTATAAAAAAAGCGTATTGCTCATCACGCATGAATCCTGTTTTATTACCACTTTTATAATAGTAGTCAGCAGGGTATTCAGCTACAGTCCATCTTGTTTTTATTTTATTAGCAAGAGGTTGGTAGTTAAAATCAAATTGTTCTGTAGGTCCTTGTCTTATTAAATAATCATTTACAACATACATTGCATCTGATTTTTCATAAGCAGGTGTACGCAGAGGTATAAATTCTAGAGGTACAGTAACTAAAGATTGATCAATATAATCTATTTCTATATCTGATTGCTCAGTGCTATATAATCCTATTTTTTTTGCAACAGTATTTTCTTGATTATTACTTAGTATTACTAACTCATAATAATCAAATTCTTTATCAAGATTAGTAACGTTTATAGCTAATGAACCAGAAGTACCTGCATGATCAAATAATGATTGAATATTAGATACTCCAATATAATCAGTTACCTTTTGTTCATTTACAGTATAAGCTATAAAGACTTGGTATGATCCATTTCTTAACTGACCACCACTTTCAGACTTTTTTATCTTAACGCAAGGCGTATCTAACAAAGGAGCAAGTCTTATTTTTTCACAATCTAAATCATTGGTATCTTCATATATAACACAAGGATCTCCTGGATTAGATACAACAATTTGTTTCCAAGGTATATCATCTATGTTAAGTGTCCTGGATGGATTATTTCCATCATCCCAATATACTTGCCAAGTACAATCAAAATTTTCTTTTGCTGCACCTGTTATTAAATGATGTTGATTGAATGCTAAACATGGATCATTAACTAAAGTAGTATATTCACATTTGCTATCATCAAATAGTCCAATTTCTGAATTAACATTATCAGTGGAATAAATAATCCATTGATCTGAATAAGTATGCACTGCTCCTATAATAGTATAAGGCGCTCTACCACAAGCTACGTTTGCTGGTTCATTACCTAACAAACCTACATCTCCGTCTACAGAATTATTTATTGCATTACGTGCGTGAGACCAAGTATCTTTTTGTTGAAAAGAAGCATTAGGATCTTTAACCATACCTTTTAAAAATATTCTAATGTCTACACTAGATGTATTTTGTAAATTAGGTTTGCTGGCTTTTTTTGTATTTCTTTTCTTTGCCATAATATTATCTTAATGTAGGTCCACTTTTAAACATATTGTAGTAGTTATGATATTGAGCTTTTCTATTAACCAACCACATCTTTTTTAATTCAGCAAAGTCAGGAGTATTAACAAATGATAAAGCGTTATTTCTTGCAGCTCTAAGCCTTTGTTCTATTAACCCCATTTGATTACCTACAGGTTCTCCTGCAAATATCATATTTTCAAGTATTCTTTGTTTTAAAGCGTATTCATAATACTCATTACAATAAGGATGATCCAGTACTAATAAGTTACCTTCATTATCTTCCATTGCTCCTTGAAAATTTAGATATACTTTTCCTGTCTTAAAGTTTGTTTTTAAAAATCCATCTTTAATTTCAGCAATCATTTCTGATTTAACATTTATATTAGGGCAGTCACAAGTAGCATCATTGACATTTGTTATACGTAACGGTGAAAAAGCAGTGTAAGATCTATATTGACTTGGTGCTACTTTATGTATTAATTTATATTCTTTACCGTCAGGACAATTCTGAATTACACAAACATCATTGCAAGTACCATCACTGCATGAATCTGTAAAACCTGGATCAGGTACATAATCTACAGCAACATCTTCAATATGAGTTCCTGATGGCATGCTTACTTCAACATTGTAATCACCACAAATAAATGCATAGTTTAAATATGCAAAGTCATGAGGTAGTCTAGCTTTATTGTGTTCTACATCCAAAACTACTTGTTTTGTTCTATGTATTCTTATACCTAAATCATAGTTAACTCTTGTTGCTACTTTAATAAGTTGTGCAGCGTCAATCATGCCTTCTAAAGCATAAGAAGAAAAGTCAATAGAAACGTCTTCCATTAAACTATCAAAGGTTCTGTATTTGTGTGATATTGCCATTATCTATGTAAATTAATTTTGTTATCAGAATCTTCAGATGGTATTCTTAATGTATTAGACATAACTTGCATAACTTGCTGCTCTATCTCTGCAAATAATGATTCTGGAATATTTATTTCTTGCTTGTATCTTGGCGTACATTCATCTTTGGTTTCACACAGCCAATCTGATATATCATCATCAAAAACACCTTCTAATTTTACAGCATCCCATTCTAAATCTGGTAAATATAAATAGCCATTCATATACCAAAAATATTTTTGATTATTGTATCTAAAAGAAGTTGTTTTTGTTAAGGAGGTATAAGTACCCGGATGGGTAGCTTTAAGTTCTCTAGAGCCATCTATAGAGCTAACAGTTCTAATTAATGGACCCCAATAACCTTCCATCATATTAGGAAGCTTATTTTTAGTTCTTTTAATTGTACAACCTGATTGGATTCCAGTACAAGCTGCTTCTACTTTATCTACTTCAATTAATTCTATAAAAGGAAGAGTCTTCCATATAGCATTAAATTTCATAAGCTTATTTGCATTATCCTGCCTTCTAATTAACAGTTGTGCAAATTTTTGTATTAAGCTATATACATATCTGTCAGTTACAAAAGCATCTTGTACTTCTGCTTTTACTTGACCTCTTATTCTTGATATTACTGATCCTATAGTTGTCATGATGTTTATGTTTCAAATTCATCATAGTTCTTTAGTGCTTCTTTAGTATCATTTGAATTAGGATCATATAAATGAGAGACTTTCATTTTGCTCTGCATCTTTACATACTTAGTCCAACTTTTAGGATATTCTTTAGCCACTGATCTTTTAAAATCTCTACAGGCAACAAAAGACCAAAGTTCTCTGTTTTTAAATCTGTATTTAGTTGACCAATTTGTATAAAATATCTTTCCTATGTTTCCGTCCGTATCCCAATTTTTATTTCTTAAAACTTTACCATATTCATTAGATTTAGAATAATCTATATTCACAGTCTTAGCCGGAGGACATGTTCCTATAAATATATAACCTAATGAATCTGGTAACTCTACACCGTCTCTATGTTCTATTACTCCTTTCCATAATGCTCTGTTATATAGCTTAATAATATTTTTTAACTTATCATCATCTATGTTTGAGTATAATGGTCTCTTGTCTTTAAATTCTTTAAATGTTTCTTTATTTAGTATACCTAACGTTTTACTCCTATATCTAGGGGCATTTAAGTCAGGCTTATTAAAATTATTAATCATACTTATATTATTAATTTACAAAAAAAACAGCACTTATGAAAGTATAAGTTGCTGTTCTTTATATTGCCTGATATGTTAATTCACAGATATTACCCATTAACGGGTGTTGAAGTTCTAATTTTCCTGATCTTCTATTACAAACATATTTATTTGAGTAATGGTAGTAATCTGTTTTACCTAAACTTGGTAATGTTTTTTCTATAAATCCAGCTGTTTCATTTGATGTCATATATTCCACTCGTCTATCAGTATGAATATGACCCTTAAATAATGTTCTGTTAGTTGTAGTTCCCCATTGCTTTGGGTACTCACTGGCATATATTAAAGGATTATTTTTACTTCTCTTATCACCATGTTCAAATGCATTAAAGTTGTTACCATATACATGCACTTTTCTTTCTTCATATTTAACATCCCAGGTTATTTTACTTGACTTTATGGACTTAGATAAAGCATGAACTAAATGAAATGAAGAAAGCCTATCATGATTTCCTGGTACATAGACAACAACCAATTCTTTACAAAAAGCACTAATATAATTAATTGCCCAATGCATTGCATCAAACGCTTGCATATAAGCCTCTGTGGCAGGCATACAGTTATCTAAACCTGTACCGCTTGTAGTTGTACCCTCAAAAGTATCCATGTTGATTAAATCACCTCCTACAACAAAATACATTTTTTCAATGTAATGAGCTGGTGTTGCTCTTTCCATTAAATTTATAATAGTATCTTCAAAATCTTTATCAATTGTATCATTACCTTCTTTACCAAAATGAATATCTTGAAGTGACATAACACCACATACAGTTTCTTTATTTCCTTTGCTAATTTTAGATGAAGGTATTCTATACGTTTTAGGTTCCCAGTTTTTTAGTAAATCTTCAAATAGCTTTTGTTCAGAGTTTTTAACTTGAGATACTAAAGCAGATACTCTCCAATGATCACCCATTTGTTTATTCCAGTACTGAGATAGTTTCCATTTGTTTATATCTATCTTCAATAACTTAATTATCTCTTCTGCGCTCTTTGGTTCATGGTTGAAGGTTCCTGATATCTTACCTTCACCTTTATCTAGATTTATGGCCTCTGTTATTTCTGAATTTTTAGATAGTTTGTTAAAAAAATTATTTTGCTTTTTATCTTTTTTTCTTTCTTGCAAAATTTGTTTTTTTATCTTAATATATTCTTCTTCACTTATACCAAGTCTTTCACTACTAATGGCTGGATGCTTTTTCCATCTTAAACTATCTTTTACTTTTTGTTTTAAGTTACTCATAAGAAATATTTAAAAGTTTACCAAATATATTAAAATTTATTGTATAAAAAAAAGAAGGTCCCCGTAGGGACCCTCTCCAACGTTAGTAGTAGAAAACCAACAAACCACCACTTCTTGTTGTTATGCTGTTGTAGTAACCAAAATCTCAACTGAATCACAAGTTGTTGATCCTAAAACGGATACTATTTTAATTTTATATTCTGTACTTGGTGCTAATAAAGTAATGTTAAAATCATCTATTGCTGTTGCCAATGGAGTTGCGTTAGCTAAAACCCAACCAGATGGACTAACCACAGTATCATAATAAACATTAAATGCTGTACTTAAAGAAGATATACCACCCCAAACTGCAGTTATGCTTGTATCTGTAATATCTTCAGCATAAACGTTATAAGGTGCATGATGTACATTATCTGCAGTACAAACACCTAAACCATTAGCTATCATTAAACTAAATTTTTGTATAATCATATCAAGCCTTTCACCGGTATTTATTTTTAAAATACCACCTGGTGTTTCAACTTGAAATGTAGATCCACAATATGAAACACATTCAGTACACTGTACATCATCACATCTTTCATTACCTGGACTACAGTCAGTATAACCACAAGGTGTAGTTAAACTATGATCTTTACAACCACACGGACTTGATTTACATGTATTACAATTACAACTCATTTTTTTATTTTTTTATCTTAATCACATGCATTTTCAATAGCAGATTGAATTGAATCACTTCCAAATGAAGTATTCCATGATCCACCTGTATTTGTTGCAAGATCTTTATATACTTGATTATTAGCACCTGTACCCAATACAAATACTTTTATACCTTGAGCAATACAAGATGTTTCCAAAGTTGCAATAAATGCATCATCATTATCTCCTCCTGGAGAATTATAGGCATCATCTGTACCACTAGGTTCGGCATCTGTAATTATCACAATATATTTAGCAATATTATTTCTAAATGAACCAAGGAAATTATTATTTATAACTAAATCTAATGCTATATCCATTGGTTCTGCTCCATTAACACCGAGACCCAAAGGTAGTGTATTATCTAATTTGCTTAATTGAGTTTGGAACTGAAATCCATTATTTGATCCAAACATTTCCATTGCAGTAATATAAATATCTGAATTAGGAGTCCCTGCAGTATTAACATATTTTTGAGCAGTTGGTAATGATGTATATTCTGTATTAGTTGAATAGGTTACATTACCACCATTAGGGACTTCATCAGTAATTACAAGACCCATTCTATAAGCATTTGATCCTGATTCTAGAGCTACTGTTGATACTAAAGACGCAGCTCCACTTTTTGCATTAGTTATTTGTAATGACATTGAAGCCGTATAATCCATAATAATTGCCAGGTCTATACCAGAGTCACATGGAGGTTCATCTGTCAATGTTACAAAATAAACAGTTGTACAAGTACTTGATTGTCCACTTATAGATGCTGTTACTCTAATAGTGTATCCATCATTAGGATCTAAGCTTGTAAAGACTTCCGCCACAGAACCTGCTGGAGAGTTTACAGTTCTTGTCTGAACAACTAAACCATCTTTCAATATTTCTATTACATAGGATGCTCCAGAACCAAGTACATTTGTAAATGTTACAGTTACATCAGTTGCTGTAACATTTTCTGCTGCTATATCTGTTGGACATACAACTCCGATTGGTAATGTAATTATTTTAGTTTCATTACATTGATCTGTTTCATCTTCTACACAAAAAGGAACTTCAATTGTTATATCCCCATAAGGACTTAAAGGACTAATTGGTATTACAGAAGCTGTAGTAGTTCCTGCTAAAGCAGCTACACTTACTACAGAACTTTTTGTTGCACCATTAACATCAGTCAAAGTAACTGTGGTAGAACCACCACAATCACTAAAACCAGAGCTTAGTGATGTACCTGTAAATAATAAAGAAATACTAGTTGCTACACCAGCACCATCATTATTGACAGATGCTGAATAATCAAACATAATAGAATCACATCCACCTGGACAACAGTTCAGTTGTATATCTTGTATAGCTGCATACATATCACATAGTACAACCCAAGCATTTTGAACAGAATGTGTTAAAGTTGTTGGTGTATTAATCCAATCAGGATTACTACCATATGTACTTGTTTGAGATAGCGTAGAATCAGAGCCTGTGATACAACCTGCTGTATTGACAGCATTTACTATAATTGCAGGGCTACCTATAGCTTCTTCTAAATTACAAAATCTTGTTTCTAAAGCTAAAGTTAATGTAGAGTGAGGAACTGTAGCAGATGGTATAATACAAGATGAAACAACATTTACTTCATCTACAGTCTCTGTACAAGGTAAACCAACACACTCTTCTAATATTGTAATTCTTGATTCATAATCTAAAAGAGTTAACTTAATAACATCAATACTCTCAATTATATCACAAATTTTAGCACCAAGAAGTGCTGCATAATCAGCTAGTGGTAGCTCAGTTACGTCTAATCCAGTTGCAGGATCTTCATAAATTAACTCATCACAAAGTTCTATTGGTGACACCTCTCCAGCTATGGTACCTGTTTCAATATCACACACATAATCAATAATAAGTTGTATAATATCTTGTGATGCATCTGGTGCCTTAGAACCTTCCGGTAATACACAAGCAAGATCTAAACCTGAAAGATCTATATCAGGAGAACCTGCTTCTAATAGATTACATAATTTTTCTGCAAGCTTAGCAATAACATCACTAACCGTGTCTCCACTACACAAACCTATGCAAGGAATGTCTGGACCTTGCCAAACAACACAGTTTGAAGATATATTTGAGCACGGTGAAGTGCTTCCGTTTTTTATTGGTAACATAAAATCCTATTTTACAACTTAGAAAACCTACTTGTATATATATATAATATACAAAAGTTTTTGTAATCAAACAAGAAGATGATTACTTAAGTTATAAAATAGGATTTAAAAAATGTAAGTGATGCTATTTAGCAACTTCCATTTCAGCTTCTTGAGCAGGTACTTCTGAAATAACTCCATCAATAAGAGAAATATTTACTTCCCCATATTTTTCTTGTAGTTGAGCAGAAAGTTCTTGCATTGCTGCTTTCATTCTAGAATGATCATTAAGTAGTTCAAACTTTGCAATCTCAATATTTGATAAGCTGTTTAAAGCTGATCCAATTGATTTTTGCAAACCTTGTAATTGTTCTAATTCTTCAGCAGAAATCTTTTCTACTGCTGGTGTTGATTTTTTTGCTTTTGCCATGGTATTATAAAATTAATTTCTACAAATATATCAAAAGAAATTTAAATAAAAAAATATTTGTTAATTTTAATACGGTTCTGGGTTTCCTCCAGCGTACTCTAATTGCCAGTTACCAGTAGTATCCTCTGGTATTCCTTCTTCAAAGGTGGCTTCAAAGTCTAGACTGTTTTCTTGATTGACAAATGCTGCTGTAGCCGGTGTTCCGTTATTGTATAATGCTGTGATATCAGCAGCAGAAAGTACCCTACCTTTCCAGAAGGCAATATTATCAAATTCAGCATCTCTATCAGCAGTACTGTTTGTTCCGTTAACATCTATGTATAAAGACTCTTTAATAAAGTCGTTTTTTGCGTTACTGTTTGCTACTGCTTGTACAGGCATTTCTACACCGTTCCAATATATCTTATAAGCATTAGAAGCATTAGTTTGAGAAGCATCATAAGACCCTGCAAGATGTACAAAATCAAATCCGTTACGGAGTCCTCTATTTATTGCGCTCCAGTTAGTACCCAAGCCTGTAGCTGCACTGTTAGCTCCTGTTAGGTTCCACTGTCTATCAAAATTAGCTCCGGCAGACCTGTACCTCCAAACAAATCTATTTAATCCGTAGTCATAAATTAGGAAAAACCTATTACTGGTATCCTGTACGAAGTCAAACAAAACAACATTAATATCTGTAGCCGTCCATGAAGGCCGTACCCACATACTAAATGAAAAATTATCTGTATGGCTAATGCTGGGAAAATTAGCTAAATAACGAGTACCGTTTTGATCTTCAACAAAATCCCAAAAATATTCATTTACTTCTGGTGGACTAGAACTATAATCATAAAACTCAGACATTGCATCTGGAGTAGAAAATCCAGCATCAGCAGATAAAGTTCTTAAACTTGAATTTGAATTTGATAATCCAAGCTCTGCATTAATATCACTTATACTTATTTGACCTGATCCTTGAAGTGGCATATTAGTTACTTTTTAATAATTTTACTTCTGCTTTCAATAAGTCAATCTCCGCTTGTTGTTCTTTCATACCTTCAATTAATACACCTACAATTTTTTCATAATCAACTGTTTTGTAAACTGTACCTTCTTCAGCATCTTCCATAAGAGGCATTTCATGCTCATGCACAATCTCTGGTAAAACTTCTTCAACTTCCTGAGCTATAAGACCAAGATCTCTTTTATCTTTTCTTGTACCTGCATTCCATGTGTATTCAACTCCCCTTAATGCTTTAATTTTGTCTACAGCATTTGTTATTGTAACAACATCATCTTTAAGTCTTTTATCAGATATTGTACTAGAATAAGCAATAACATCACCATCTACATGAAGTGTACCGTTATCTTGCAAACGCATATCTTCAGCACCAGCAGTATACCATCTAATACCTACAGATGCATCATACCAAGTAAAATCATGTGTATTACCTGTATATATATCAGTAGATGTTGAGTTTCTTCTTCTATCATCTTCTAATCTGAATGTAGTGCCAGATAAAGTCATACCATAATTACCATCAGCTGAGTATGTGGTGTTTACATAAGATGTAATATATCCTGCACCGTTTGTTAATTGGTTATTATTTGTAGGTATTGTAGGCTTACTTGTCACTGCCGCCCAATCTACAGCACCTGCACTCTCAGCATAATTTGCTTCACCTGCACTTGAAGCATAACCTGCTTCTGCTACAGTCATAGCCGCAGCGTTTTGGAATGCAGCATCGCCAAATGTGTAGGTCTGATTAGTAGTTCCGTTTACAGAGAATGTTAAAGTATTACCACTCTTAGTAATTCCGTTTAAGTAGTAGTTTGTATCTACATAAGATGTTATATATCCAGCCCCGTTAGTCAACTGATTATTATTTATAGGTATAGCTGGTAACACTTCATTATCAATACGAGCGTTAACAGCATCTGCTGAACCTATAGAGTCATAAGCACCATCAGTAATCTGACTTCTAAAATGAGCAGGTGTTGCTTTTCTTATGTATCCATCATTAGTGTTTACATATATATCTGTAAGAGTACCTGTTGTGTTTCCAGATGTTGTGTTAATCCAACCAAAGTCAGCGTAACCACTTGAATTGGTTCTTACAACTTGATTTGCTACATTATTTCTACCTGTTGCTAAGTCTAATCCATCTAAAAGGTTTGAATCTGCAGCTTTACCTGATGTACTCAAAGGAGTATAACCTAAAGCAGTTGTAACATTTGATGAACTAATACTTTGTAAGTAGCGCCCATCAAGATCAACTGTAACAGATCCTGAATTTCTAGTTAATGTTAGTACACCATTACCTGTATTAAATGAAGCACCTGTTACATAAACATTGCTATTAGCATCTGAAGTAGTTAGTGCAAACGTACTACCATCAGCCTTTGTGTAGGTTGTAGTATCATTTGATACAGTAGCAGAAACAATTGGATTAATATTACCAGAGTCCCAAATAGTTTTAACTTCACCCCACTCACTATCACTTAATGCAGTTCTTCTTTTTAAATTATCCCCAGTAAATAATAATTGTTCTTGTCTATGGGTTATATCAAAAGCTGACCATTTGGATACAGTTAAAATACCATGCCATTCATCACCTCCGGCTGCAGTATCTGTACTACTTTGGAAATCCCATTGAGCATATCTGTCATTATAATAAGAAGGAAGTCTATAACCACCTCTACTATCTGTAATATAGTTTCTGTCGTTTGTAGAAGTTAGGTATCCTGCACCGTTTGTTAACTGATTGTTATTTGTTATGTAGTTTGCATTAGTAGCACCGGTATAACCTAAATTTGCTAAGGTCAATACTCTTGTTCCCATGCTTGTAATTACACCATCAGTAACGTAGATGTTATCTATAATAGTAGCTCCAGAAGTATTTATATCTGAGTCTGTACCAATAATAGTATTGTATGTACCTGCAGCTTGATAACTTGCAGGATTAAAATTACCTGTATGATAAATCTCCTTGTCACTACCATCAAGTTTAACATACATTCTGTTGGTTGAGTCATTATAAACAAAACCATCATTATTAGCCATGTTAATAACAGTATCACCATCTGTAAAGTAATTACCTGCTGCTTGCTTTCCAGCCAATGCTGTAGTGATACTAGCTGCATAGCTAGAATTATCACCAATTGCTGCAGCTAATTCATTTAATGTATTAAGCGCACCAGGTGCACCATCAATAAGATTATTAATTGCTGTAGTTATTTTAGTGTCAACTTCAGAATCAGTTGCATATGATGATGGTATAGATGTAATATATCCAGAATCATTAGTCCATTGAGAGATATTACCTGACTTATTAGTTAGGGTGTCGGTAGAACTAGCAGTAATAAACCCATAAGTATTATTCCAATTAGTATTACCATCTGTAATAAAACCGTAAGTGTTATTCCACCCAGTATTACCATCCGTGATATAACCAGCCCCATTTGTTAATTGATTGTTATTTGTTGGGATTGCAGAAAAAACTTCATTATCAATTCTTAGATTGAGTTCATCAGCTACAGCAGCAGCTGAACCAGCAGCATCAAAAGATCCTGTATTCACATATGCAGCAGAACCAAAGATTTCAGCAAACCTTTTTCTTCTTTCTGCTCCATTATCTAACATTATTATTTCATCAACTGAAGCATCAATAGCATCAGTTTTATCAGCTAACTCAGATAAATCCAAAGTAATAGTACCAGAACCAGAACTCCAAGTTCCATCCAAACCAGTACCTGTAGATATACCTGTTAAAGTACCTACATTACTTGTGTATCCGGCAAGAGCATGATTACCCCAAGCAACTGCTTGATTCCATTGACCACTATTACCACCAGAAGCATACATAACACCAGAAAGAGTTAAATCTGATCTACCATTGCTTATAGGTTTTAATGTCATTGCATCATAAACCGTACTACCTGAAGGTGTAAACCTCCATCTCCACCAATCATTACTATTGTCATCAGTTAAGTTAAAATCAAAAAATGTTGATGTACTACTAATGGTTGTTGAAATTGAAGCAGCATCTGATGATTGTGCAGCAAAGCCTATGGAAGTAACTCCTGTTAAAGAAGTGTGGTTATGTGAACTATAAGCATAACGCCCATCTAAGTCAACGGTTACTGCACCCAATCCACTTCTATTAAGTGTAAGTACTCCATTAGTTGTATTAAAAGAAGCAGAACTTAAATAATTATTTGTATCAGTATTTGTATCAGTTGATGATATTACACCAGATGAACTTATAGAAACATTTGAACCAGCACTAAATTTACTTCTAACCTGCGCATCTGTAAGCTGTGTATTAGTATCTGTAAATACCGCATTAGAAGGAACTGCTTTTTTAACATTATCAAAAGCCCAGTTAGAACTAATTGAAATTGCAGTAGCACCATCAACTGGTGTATCATGAATTCCTCTCCATGTATTTGCATCAGAAGTTGTTACATTAAATGTTGTATTATCTGCTCTTGTAAATGTAATAGTATCATTAGACACTGTAGCAGCTTTAATTGGATTTACAGAACTATCTAATTTAGCATCAATAGCAGGTAATACTTCTTGATCAATTCTTGTGTTTACTTCATTGGCAGAACCAATTGTATCATATAATGAATTGTGGTTATGACTTGGTAATGAGGTTAAATATCTACCATCTAAATCTACAGTTAAATCAGCTAAAGATCCGTTTCTTCCTAAAGTAAGAACACCATTGCTAGTACTAAAAGAAAGTGCATCAGCATAGTTATTAGCGTCTGCAAGAAATGCACTAAAATCTACAGTAAATGTAGAGCTATCACTTCGCGTAAAAGTTGCAACACCTGTACTACCATTAAGAGTACCACTTGTCAATCTAGCAAGATTACTATCATCTAAATATAATGATAAATCTATATCATGGGTAACTCCTGCTTCATCTTTATATGTAAGAACATTAGCACTTATAGATAATTCTGTTAAAGTCTCATTTGTTAAATAAGAACCAGCTGGTTGTAAACCATCTAATTGTTCTTGTAAACCTGCTACTTCTGAAATAGGATGTTCATGAGAAGCCGCTGCATACCTTGAATCTAATGATTGACCGTTCCACTGATAACCAAATGGAGAATTTACACCACCATCATCAAATATTTGAAACTGTATTTTATCAGATTGTTCTGGCTCAATAAAATCAAGACCTTCCGGAGTAGCTACAATTGACATATCAACACCAGTATCACTTGATCCATTAAAATCTAATCTAGGATTAGCTGTTCCCCCAAGAGTTAAATTTCTAAATGTAGGTGAATCAGCAACTCTTACATGTTGATTCATTGCATCTGCGTAACCATTATCTGTAAACCTACCATCTAGGTCTACCGTTAGATCACCTAAACCAAGTCTACTTAATGTTAGTATACCATTGCTGGTACTAAAAGATGCACCTGTCACATAATGATTTGTATTATCATTTGTATCTGTGGAAGAAATTGTGACTTTTCCTCCAGCACTGTAGCTGAGGGCTACATTAGATCCTGCAATAAGATCTAATGTGCCCCCAGACTGTACAGTAGTTCTTTGAACACTATTTGTTTTAAGTGACCAAGAACCATAATTGTCATAATCATGAACATGACTGCTTAAAGCATATCTGCCATCTAAATCAACAGTTTGATTAGTTGCACCATTAACAGTCAAAGTTAATACCCCTGAGCCTGTATTAAAAGATGCACCGTTCAAATAAAAGTTAGAAGATTGTGGGATTGATTGAAAACTCACATTTCCACTACCATCTGTTGTTAACACTTGACCATTGCTACCATCTTCTGATGAAAACTGATAATTGCCAAGTTCTAATGAAGATAAAATTTTAATTGCCATATTTCTTTTTTTAGATTTTACAAATCTAATTGATTATTTAATTATTACCCAACGTATTGTAATGCTATAATTATATCGTTAGCATGTGGTGCTACCAATCTAATTTCAAGGTTATCTGGATCTACTTGAACCATTTCAGCCATAACTTGCTCACCTGTTACTGCATCAAAAAGAGTAGCAACTATAGGAAGAACAGTAACAACACCAAAAGTACTACCAAAACCATGCGGAGCTGGATAAACTACTAGCCCTGCTGGCATCGTATCAGCAAACTTATGTGCATTTATTCTGTCTGTAACTAATGCATTGGCTCCTGCTGGTGTTACAGCACGTGAAGTATCAGTTCCTGCTACTGCTTCAGCAGATGTTGCTAATTCAACAATACCTTTATTACTTGTAGAAGCATCTTCAGCAGAAATTGTTACGTCTGCACCTTCACCAGCTGCAGTAACATCAATACCTTCACCAGCAACAATAGATTTCACATAGTTACCAGTAGTATCAGTTCCAAGAGCAACAGAGTTAGCTTTAACGCTAGATGCTTCAACACCAGAAACAGTAAGAGTTACGTTGGCAGTACCATCAATTGATACAGAACCAGCAGCATCACCACCAAGAGTAATAGTTCTTCCAGTTGCCCAAGCAGATGCTGTGTCAGCATTACCTTCTAGATCACCAACAAAGGCATTAGCACGTACATCATAGGCAGCACCAAAGTCCCATCTATCAGCTGATTCATCCCATACAAACTGAACATTAGCTGATGTACCTCTTTCTACTTCAAAACCTGCGTTTTGAGAAGGAGCACCTGCTTCATCAGAATTCAATGTGATAATTGCATCACCAATATTTACAGTGTTAGAATTAACAGTTGTTGTTGTTCCGTTAACAGTTAAGTTACCAGGAATTACAACTGTAGATGCAGCAGCACCAAGAGTTAAATCATTAGCACCAATAGAAGCACCAATTGATCTATCACCTGCTACAAAATCTAATGCAGTTAAACCAGCAATAGAAGTTGAAGTAGCACCTAATGCAACTGTAGTAGAACCAAACGTTACAGAAGAATTAGCTAATTTAGCATTACTAACCCCACCGTCTGATAAACCTAACGTAATAGTACCAGCACCAGTAATTGGAGAACCAGAAACTGTAATTCCGTCATTACCAGCAGCAGCAACAGAAGTAACCGTACCTGAAGTACTTGAAGTACCAGCACCAATTAATGTTCTGATTTCTGCAGCAGTAACGCCAGCAGCTAATGTAGGAGTACCTCCACCAGAGAAAATACCTGGTTCAGCAAAATCTGTAAATCCGTCTGGATTTGTCTCATCATAAGGTGTATAACCTAAACCAGCTACTATTTGTGCTGAAGTTAATGTTAATGCACCACCAAGTGTTAAGTTACCAGAACTAGTTACAGTTCCTGTAAGAGTAAGACCACTTACTGTACCAGTACCACCAACAGAAGTTACAGTACCAGTGTTATTTGTAAATGGTAAAGCAGCTACTGTAAAGTAATCTACATTATCTGAAGCATTACTAACTGCAATCTTCATTGATGTTGTAACATCACCTGAACCTGCACCAGCAGCTAAGATAAAGTTATCAGCACCAGCATAATCTAAAGCAAGTGTGACAGAACCTGAAGCACCACCGCCTGATAAACCAGCACCGGCAGTTACAGCAGTAATATCACCAGCTGCAGATACCCAACTAGAACCATCATAAACTTCTAAAGAAGATGATGTCTGATTGTAAATAATTTGCCCTTCAGTTGGACTGGCGGGTCTTGTTGCAGTGGTAAGAGAGTGTACTACAGCATTCTGTAACTCATACCCTTGCATGTCAATGTTTAACGTCTCTAAATGAGACAAATACTTAAAAGCCATAATTGTTTTTTAGTTGTTATTAATTGTTATTTATTTGTTGCTATTAATTTAAATAAGCACTACCAGCAACAGGTATTGCAAATACTATTTCTAATGTATTATTATTTATATAATCTATTTCAGCCATAAGATCATTACCAGCAAGATCTTCTAATCTTACAGATGGCTTCTTACCTAAATTGTGATTTATAACCCATTTAAGTGATCCTACAGGTTGTTCATATATAAAGTTTAAATCTTTTTCATCTTCTAATGTTGTTGTTTCTAATATGTCTAATCTTTTTATTAAAGCATCTACATCAACACTTGTCCATATAACAGCATCTTTTTCTGAAGCTGTTTCACATTGTTTTATATTTCTTTTTCTTAAACCCATTTCATTTTTACTTTTTAAGGATTGCCAATCACAAAGTTCTTTATCTATTACAGCTGCTTCCATATCAACAATGCAACAAGGTTCCATTCCATATCTTAATGACATAAAATTTTTATACACTGCTGTTGCAAATTTTTGCTGAGTGTGTATTGTTTTTTCTAATGCAGAATCCATGTTGTTTATTTGCTATTTTTTAAAGCTTCTTCATATTGTTTAAGACATGTCTTGTGAACAATAACTCCATTTGAAGCTTTTGTTTTTTGACATCCACAACTAAATGATTTATTACAGTGCTTACACATAATTTATTGGTTTTTTAATTTAACATCCTACAACTTTGCAAGATATCTTTTGTAATCTTTTCTTAGCATAATCATATAAAGACATACCTTCTGATGGACTATTGCAATATTCTACTTTAGCTACAGCTGCGTCTATCAAAGTTCTAATATATTTCATTTCATCAATTAAATCTTTTCTTTCACTATGGGGTTCACAATCCTTTACATCAATATGACAAAGAGTTTCATAGTATAAAGTAAGTAAATTTGTTATTCTTAAATGATTGTACTCTACAAAAACTTTTAATCCTGGAGAAACAACATACTTAATTATATATATTCCATCAGGTAATTGTGTTCTCATTGTACCGCAATTATCAACTTGAGTTCCTAAAAGGCACCCATTTAAAGTAACATCAAAATTTGGGTCTACTTTTATAATAGCAGGTGCATTATACCCAGGAGGAGTAATGAATATTTCACCGCAATCTACATTAAGCTTAGATGAATATTGGCTTGTATCTTTTATAGATAGTATCTCACAGTTTGCTACTGTTGGAACTTCTAAACTTAGTATGTGCTTATCTGCCATGATTATTTTGATTAAATAAAACTATTATGCTACAGTAATAATATACAAAAAAAGATCTAATTATAAAATAAAAAGGGTGAGAGATTTCTCCCTCACCCTTCATTATTTAGAGTTATCTAATATTTATTGATCAATAGAATCTTCTCTTACAATTGGGTTTCCTGAAGCTACAGCTGCAGCAATCAATACATCCAATAATGCTTCAACTTCACCTTGAGTTGCAGCATCATCACATTTAACAAAGATTTCATAAACATACTGATCATTATCAAATACGCTTGTAGCATTGTTTAAACGTGGAATACTGTGTTGTACATAGTAAGCTTTGTATAAAGCAGAACGATCAACAGCAGCAATTACTTCCTCAGATCCTTCAATCTCACGCATACGTTGTGCATCCGTGTTTCCTTGATGGAAAGGAGCTTGCCCATAAGACTCTGTCAATAAAATGTTTCTTAAAACACTCTCACCAGTCTTTTGTTGCATAGTACCTGGAGTAGTTACTACAGTACCACAATCATTACATGGGTTACCAGTTTCATCCATGATAGAAGCTACCAATTGAATTGGCTCTTTACCAAAGTAATCACGTGTATCAAAAGAACAATCTCCAAACTTAGTATCTACATAAGCACCAACAAAAGCAACTTTAGCAGAAACAGCATCAGCTACTGGATCAGTAGATGGTACGTAAGTTCCATTCAATGCATCTTCAATTGTGTATACAGTAGTTACAGGAGCACCTGAAGCACTAGTAGTAATTGATACACCACCACCTACAGCTTCTTTAACAAAAGGTTCAATGATTGGATCAGCTAGCAACATTCTTGCAGCTTCAGCAAGTGCTAATGCAGGATCAACAAATTCTTGACCATCAATACAACATACACCAGCAGAATCACCAACAGCGTAAGCATTGTGATTTAAAAAACGTAATGCAGGAGCACCTTTAACGTCAAGTCTCATGAAAAGTGATGAACCACATGGTGCACACTTAGGACCAACTTCAATTTCTACTGTTGCTGGAGCAGCATCAATACAAGAAGATTCCCATACTCTTGTTAAGTATTTTGGGTTAATTCCTTTTGATTTTACAGATTCAGCGTAACCACCATGATGTTTGTTACCACCAATAGTGTCACTTGCATGTAAAGAACCTTGAACTAAATAAGCAAGTCCAGGTGTAGGGAAAGCACCACCTGCATGAGCAGTCCAGTCTTTACCGTCAACTAATGCCAATTGACCAGGAGCCAATGCAGAAGTTTTTGTTCCATCAGCAGCACTTGCGTCTGATGCTAAAAAGCTTTTATAAAAAGCATGATTAAAATAAGCCATTTTTTTCTAATTTAAATTTAACAAATATATAATTGTGCGTCATTGCACATATATAATATACAATTTTTCTTTTAATTTACCAATTAACTAAGAAATAATAATTTGTATTTAGCTGCGTTAATTTCATCTTTAATAAGATCTAAATTATTTACAACTTCAGTATGTGGTATTACTGCTTGAGCGTTGGTAACCTGAGAAGATAAAAATCTAAGATATTCAATAGCACCTTCAACGTTAGTTAAAGTAACAGGTGCTTTATCAGGATATGCTAATATTACTTCACATGCTCCTTGGTATCCTTCTGCTACTGTATCTATAAGATCTGGTAAAGCATCATATATTTCATTTAATGCTTTATGTTGTGCAAATGATCCATCTCCTGTAACTTGTAAATGCAATTTGTGAAAACTAGTTCTAGCATTCATTATTTCAACAACAAGATCAGAAGTAATTGCATCAACCTTTTTCATTTCATCAGATCTTTCCATTGAAGCTTTTTTTACAGATGGTCTAGATAAACTTGTTTTAGAATTGTCTTTTGGTTTTAAAGGTCTTTTATAATCCATGATTAATTATTTCTCTCAGCATCTTGCTGATTAGTTGTATACTGATTAAAGTTTTCTATATCTCCTGCAATTACAGCTGCTGTTTCATCCAATAATAATTCCATTATATCATCTTTAAAATCAGCTTCTACATCTGTAACTGTAGTAGTGCCATCATAAGGATTTTGACAACCTGCTATTTCAATAAGAGTTGGTTGTCTGTAATATGTTAAATTAACATCAGTAATATTAAAATCTCTTCTGTATACTCTAACATCATTACCAATCCATGTGCAATATGTTTCACCCCATTCATAATCAGGTCTCTTCAAAGGATCTCTCATAAGCAAATCTACATTAGCTTCTTCAGCAAGATAAACTGTCATTGATCTAGGCTCAGGACAACATTCACTTGTAGCAAATGCAGATATCCTTTTGAATTCCATATAGTTAGCAGGAATGGCAGTAGATTCAAAAAAGTTATCAAGTTGTATACCAGGTAGATTTGTTTCTTCTAATAGAATCTGTAAATCATCTATTCTTCTTTTTGACATCTCATCTCCTTCACGGAACATATTGTTACCATGCAATTGACGTCTCACCCATTCCACCTGAGCTTTATTAAAAGTCTCTACAACTTGCCAGCATTCTATATTATCATAGTCATTACTGGCAAGCTTGTTAAGTCTTTGCTTTAATTTAATTTGTAGAGTCTGATTATTCATTATTTATAGTTTACGAGTTCCAGTAAGGTTCAACCTTGGATAGTAAACTTAATAGTGTATCTTCATTTGCAGGATTCTTTAGATATTCAATTACTTCACCAGATCTTTTACCTAGCTTTTCTGAACTATCCATTGTTTCAATCCAACCTGAAGATTTAGGAAGTATAAATCTATAAAATAAAGCATCTTTAACAAGAGCTCTAATTTTAAGATTTTCCATTGAATCTTTAGAAGCATCTAAAAACTGTTGTGCAGCTCTTTTGCTATTTGATTCAGTTCCTTCACCATTTATATACATATCCATATTTTCATACATGATATCATTTGGTGTTGATTTAGTGTATTGTACACTTTCCATGTCAACACTTTTTGCAACATACATCAACTTAGTAATGTCAGTATCATAAAGTTTTTGTAACTCTGACAATGCTCTGTTTCTAAGTTTAGTATATACAGTTCTTTCACTAATGGTTTCTTCCAATTGATCTAAATAAAACTTAGGTGCATTTACTGCTTTCTTTGCTTCTTTTAAAGATCTACCAACCATAGCAAAACCACCTGCATTAATAGCATGAATTTTAATTAAATCATAAGAATCTTTTGTAGGATCTAAATAAACTGGATCATTACCACATCTTAAACTAATACGTGACCAAAATGAATCATTATCAGGCTTAAGTAATGTTACTTTATTCCAGAAGTCTTTATCTTCAACCTCTATAACATTAGCTGCTAATTCTGCTTCCAATTGTGCTACAGTAGTTCTTATTTCTTTAATTTTAATTTCTCTCTCTCCAGGAGATAATCTTTTTACTTCAGGAGCAAATTCATTCAATCCCGTAAGATATCTTTTTACTCCGTTCATCTCTAGACAAGCTAAAGATTCTTCATGCCAAACACCTTCATGCAAAGCCATTCCATAATTTTGTAATCCCATATTATCTTTATTAGGATTAAAAAAAGGTCTGATTGCAATAGCAGTGTTTTTATTCTGCTGATACTTTTCTACAATAGTGTAATCACTCATTTTCTTTGGTTTTTAAAAATTAATAATGTTTATGTTTAACTCAAAAGTACAATAATTTGTACATTTATTATTAATATTTCTAATGCTAGATAAACTAGCAAAAGTTATTTGAATTAAATAACACTTTTTAAATAAAAAAAAAGGGAGGAAGTTTTACCAACCTCCCCTTTAACTATTAATATTCTTAGAATGATCCTCCTGTTACAGGGTTTCTCATTACAATCTTAAGAACTTTAGTTGGATCTTTAACCCAAATAGCTGGCATGGTTTGAGTCATATATACTCTATAACCATTGAAGTTACCTGTAGATGCAAATCCTTGAGTTCTTCCCATATAGTCCATAGTACCATTTTGGTAGAACCACTTAAGTTGATTATCCCATGACAATTTCAACAAGTGAATGTTATCATTTCCATTTTCACTTACGTCAAAGATGATAAAGCTGTAAGAGCTCAAAGGTCTTCCATCAATTAATGGATTCTCTACATCATTAGTATGTAAGTTATCAAATGCTGGATTCAATACAAACTTAACGTTAGCTAAGAAAGGAATAGTAAAGCTTGTGTAAGCAAAACCAAAGTCAAGATCCATTCCTGATCCTTTCACAGCACCAATATCAGATGCATTTTGAACTAACCCAGAACCATATACTTCATCAGCAATAGCTTTGTTGATTAGTTGCATACCACCAATACCAGTTTGTACAACCAATTGTCTTTGTGGGTCTGGTCCTTTAAATTCAACTTTACCTTGGTAGAAGTTGTATAATTCAGACTTAAACATATCCAAAGTAAATGAAGACTTGTTGTATACTCTTTTGAAAGAGTTATCCAACTGAGACCATAAACCTACAGACAATCTGATGTCATCTGGTCCGTCTTGTTTTACTTTACCACCTTTACCCCACATTAGGTAAGTTTCAATATCATTTGCAATCTTACTCAAGTGAGCAGCTTCCATGTTAGTAACAAACGTTCTTGATAAACGTCCATCTTCCATTGCTTCACGTGCACCTGCTTTACCCATAGATGCTACTAAGCTTTCAATAGAAGATACAGAAGGATCTCCAGACTCATCAAAGTTTCTCCAGATTTCTGTTACAGGCACAGTACCATCAGCATTCAAACCACCTTTGATCATAAGATCAGCACGGCTAGAAATAGAATAGTGTACGTGTGCTTCAGCTCCACCAACAAAGTTGTAGAACTCACGGAATCCAGATCCAGTTTCAATGTCTGAGAATCTTTCACCATACTCACCACGTGCAGAACCTTTTCTAAAGAATTTAGTTCCTGGTGCTAAGTAAGCATTGTCTAATGAAACAGCACTATTATTATTTACAAGTTGTACAGTGTAGATAAATCCATCACCTGCAGGGATAATATCATCTGCTGTAATGTATAATTCTAAACCATTGTACTTATCATAAGTAATGATATCACCATGTCCAAAAGATCTTTTAGATATTTTGATTTTAAAAGTAGTACCGTCAATACCTTTTTCTGTAAGTGTAGGCTCAATGTCTGCCACTACAAAAGGTAGGTCTTGTGCAATTGGCGTTTGCCATTTGTACTCACCACGAGCGTTGTCTACTAAGATTGTGTTCTTTCCACCAAAAGAAGCCATTTGATACAAAGGCATTTCTACCTTTTGGGTCATTGCCCAAAGATCAACTGGTCCCATATCCATAGGCTCAGAAGATCCAAGCATTTGGGTTAGGTGATAAGAATCAACGTGAGAACTAGCCTTGTAGGCTGTATCTCTAAGGAAAATTCCATTGTTTAATACCGGAGTTGCCATAATTGTTAATTGTTATTTAGTTAATTATTATTGTTTATTATTGTTTTACTCATTAAAACCTTTTAAATATGTTATTGCTTCTTGGTATCTTTCTTTTTGTAGAACGTGATTTTGTTTCTTCTTCACGTTGATCTACTCCAAGAGAGGAACCTCCAGCATTAGCTTGTTCAGTCTTTAGCTTTCTTACTGTTTTTTCTACACTACTTTGTGCACCCTTCTCCATTATTTTGTTTTTATAACCATTTGGATCAGATAACAACCATAGTGCTTCAGAAATTAATGTATAGTTTGGTTCTACAAACTGATACTTCTCAAGCAAATGACCTAACAAGTTTGTGTTCTTTCCACTAACTGAAGGGTAATTAGGTTGTACTAATCCGTTGTATAGCATAGACTGTGTCTTTCTATCAACTTTTAAGTCACCTAGGGCTCCTTCTTTTAGTGTGTTATACACATTCTCCATATACTGCTGAGATGCTTTTTGCTGTTGTGCTTTACGCATTTCTTGCTCTTCTAGCTTTTTAGCTAAAACCTTTTCTTGCATCTTGTCCAACTTAGGTTTGAACTTCATAGCTTGTTGTTCAAGCTTTCCTAAGTCTTTCCAGATTTCAATCTCTTCAGCAATCTCTTCAGCATTGCCGTATCCTGTTGCTTGTAGATAGTCACTGATTATAGTTTCTTGATCTTTTTCTTTGCTAACATCTAAGCTTTTCTTTGTCTCAGCTTCTGCTAACGTAGAAAATAAACCTTTTAAATCTTGACCACCATCAGCTACATAACGTGCAGCAATTTGGAGTTCTTGTGGTAAACTTTCAAAGAACTGTTTAGGAGTTTCTCTTCTAACTTGATTTGCTCTTTCCTCCAAGTTAGCTTCAATAAGCTCCTGCCAATCTTTAGCAGAATAATCTGCTAAATCTTTATCATCATCAAAAGGAACAATTTTTTCATCTTTAATAAGCTTGTTAAATACATCACTTATTCCAGAAATCTTTTTTCTTCCTCTTGTTTCTTTTTCTTCTTTTTCTTCTTCTAATGAATCATCATTAAATGCATTTAAAATATCTTCTGCATCTTTTTTATCATCATTATTTAACTCTTTAGATTCTGACTCTTCTTTAGTGTCATCCTCTTTTTCTGCTTCCTTATCATCTTCAGCATCCTCTTCTTTATACTCAGGATCTGCAAATGACATGTCAACTTTCTCTGGTTTACTAAATATAGATTTAGGTTTATCTTCTTCTGGTACCGTAACGCTTCCTGCTCCGGCTGCTCCATCAAATAAGCTATCTAAATCAATATCAACTTGAGCTACATTGCTCTCAACTGTTTTACTTTCTGTTGCCATAATATTGTTGGTTTTTGTAATTGTTATTTCTTACATATATAATATACAAACAATTTTAAAAATAAACTTATAAAATGCATATAAATATTATCATTTTTTGCAGTATATAGCTATCTATGTTTTTCTTCTTCTAAAATTATTTAAAAAGTTTATTTTTCTTTTTTAGAATCTTTAAAATCATACTTGTTTTTATTCTCTCTAGCTATCTGAAGCTGTTTGTCTGCTATATCTTTTTGAGCTGCTATTTTCTCTCTTTCTATCTGAAGCTTTGTCTGATCATTAGAATTTTTTAGAGTAGCTTGTTGTCTTTGAAAATCCATTTTCTCTCTGTCTTTCCTATCAGCTCTAATGTTTTTCATTTCATCCTGGAAGTCATTTACTTTATTTTCATTTATATCTGACATTGAACCATAACCAGCAGCTCTTATTTGTGCAACTTCTAAATCATTCTGACGTTCTTTATCAGCTTCCATTGCTTCATATTCACGTTTAAGCTTTTGCTCTTCTGCATTTGCTTTAAGCTGCTCTTCTTGCATTTGACGCTGTTGTTGCATTTCTTGTTGTCTTTGAGATTCTTGCTTCCCTTCAGCATCTTTAAGAATATCAGTTACTTCAGCAATAGAATCAGCTTTAATTATATTACCAAGATCATAAATACTAGCTCCTGATGTATTGTTTGTAATTGCTAACTGTTTTAATTGATCTAAGACAGCTCTATGATTTGTTTTAGTTGTTGCAAATACATTAAAGTCTCTTAATAAAAGATCAGTTCCATTAATAGTAAAGTTTACTTTTTCAGCTTCAGAGCTTATATAAGACAATCTTACACTTGGATTATTGCTATAATAGTATTGAGCCACATCAGTTCTCATTTGATGAACTCTAGGCATTAAATGATCTGAGTGTTGTGTAAAATAAACTTCTGTCTGTGCATAAGATTGATTCAATGCTTGAGTAACACCAGTTGCTGTTTGTTGACCAATAGGTGCTCCAAGCCTTTGTGGATTAACTCCAATTGCATCAAATGCTTGTTGCTTAAAATAATTTGCTAATTGAATACGTGACATTAATCTACCAGTCTGCTCCATATTAAGAGTTTGGTAATGATTAAAGTTTGTAGCGTTTTCAGTGTTACTAATTGATGTATCTAAAGGTAACATGCTAAAATCTTTCATAGCTGTGTATGCTTTAGCATAATTACCTTTACCCCAATCCTCTCCCATTGAGTGACGTGGTAAAGCATTTTGATCAAACATAATTACAGTACCTAGTTCATCTACTAAAATATCTGCAATTTGATTATTGACCATATTATAACCAACTTGATATGCTTTCATTAAATCAACTAATGATGTTGATCTTGTATTTCTATCTGAAAATACTCTACCTTCAACAGGTAATTTACATCCATAAAGTGAGTTATCTCCTTTAAATTGAAAAGGTATTCTACCTGGTTTTTTTCTGTTGATCCCTAAGTAAATAGGATTTATATTATCACTTGCATTTGATTTCCAAAACGCTGGTAAGTTTGGTCCTATTTTAATACCACCCCAAGTTTCATTAATCCAAATCCAATCTATATGTTCTCCCTGTAGTAATGTTTCTTTGTTTTTATTCTTAAACAATGAATCATCATATATAGGTTTTTCTGTTACTTTAAAAGTTTCATCAATAATTTCTTGAATGACTTCACCTTCTTCTGTTATCTTAGTTAGATGTCCAACCTTACGTTGTGTCTTCCAATATACAGTTGTTACCCTCATTAAAGATCCTTCTCCCCAATTAGTAACATCATCCCCTTCATTTAATATAGAAGTAATTACGTCCCCACCATATTCAGGTGAAGTATTCCAATTAGATACAAATTGTCTATAACCTAAACTTGGAGAACCTGTATTCCATTCATGTGATTTAGTAGCATCATAATAAGCACCATCATTTTGGTAACCTGATACCTGATATGCACCTGATTTTGCTGGATATATTTCTTGTAAAGACTCTAATTGCTTTTGATTCATTAAGTATCCATACTTGTCAATTACATCAGCAATTGTCATAAGGTCCATTTTGCCAGCATAATTAGATTGAGATATATATCTGGCATCTGGTGATTTCTGATAAAAAGTTAAAACAGGATTCCACAATTCTAACTCATAGTCATCTTCAAGCATTCTAAAATGCCAAAACTCTCTATCCGTAATAAGCATATCACGGAAGGCTCTTTCCTCAAGCTCTTGCATTTTAAATCTTTCTTCATCAACATTTAACTGATGACTTGCCCATTCTTCCACCATGCTTCTATAATCTTTAGAAAAGAAGTCTTCTATTTCAGGTAAAGTCTTAAGATTTTCAGGAGAAAGTTTTTGTTGAAATTCTGGGTCTTCTGGATTAGCACCCATTTCTATCATTCTAAATAGAAGTTTTTCTTGTGCATCAGCTAATAGATTTTCTTCTACAAGTGCTCTTTTTTGTTCAAGCATCTCATTATAAGATAAATCATCCACTGCTCTAAACTGAACTTTAGAATATCTTTTAGAAAATTCTCCAGATAAAACGTTTACAACATTTGGTATAATTGGATAAAACTTAAGTTCTAAAGCTGATTCATCTTCCTTAGTCAATACATCAACAAGGTCTTTATAATCATTGTCTTCTTCAACTATGTAATCTGTTTTATCAATTATTCCTTTTGCTAACTTATAATTCTTTAATAGTTTTCTAGCATTTTGTTTAAGAAATTGCATACCCTGCAATTCAAGCCAATCTAAATTCCATGCAGCCCAGTCTTCATTTTTTTTCTTTGAAGGTAAAAACTGTATAGGCTGGGTAAGACTAGAAGTTGACGGATACCCGCTATCAGCCTTGGCACCATTCTTCAATTGCATTGCATTAAATACTTTCATACTTATCTAAAATTTTTATATGCTGATCTTTTTAATTTTTGACCACCGTTAGCAGTTTTATTCCTTCCAATATTTTTGAACGGACTATACTTTAATTTATGGAATTTATTTGAATTTACCAAAGAATCATCTAATTCAGATTCAGTTCTTCTCAAATAACCTCTATTTGACTCTTGAATTCTAACAAAAGCAACTAATGCTGCAAAAGTTACAAGCCTATCCACGTTAAGTCCAGGATAGTAGGCTAACATTTCTTTTAATAACATTGGATCTGGTATTCTTTCTATACCTAAAGTTGTACTAAGTATATTACCATCATCATCTGTTTCTTGATCTATCTCTTCTCTTAAGAATTCTATAGCATAAGATATTAAGTGATTTTTAAATAAAGTACCTGTATTCTTCCATCCATATTCTTGATAAACAGTTCTGTTTGAACCAAGGTCTTTTAAGAACATAATCTGTTGTTTTGGTACAAGATATTTTTGTTTCTTTTTACCTATCATATGTTGTATGAATAATGATATATTATTTTCAACAATAGTCCATGCATTATACCACTCTACAATAATTTCTAACTGACTATGTGTTTTATTAATATCATCATATCTACCACACCAAGATGCAACAATCTTTCCTGCTTCTATGAAACGTTCTAATCCTTGTGGGCCTTCTCTTGTTATTTCAACAGAGTTTTTATATACAATAATACTACACAATGAATCTGAAGTAGTTGTCTTACCTTCAGACACAGGGTCAATAGAAGCATAGTATGCTCCGAACTCTGGATTAGACACAGGTCTTTCCCATACAACTAAACAACCTGTTTTATCTTGGGCTTTCTTGCTTAATGGAAATTCTGATATAGGTAGTTTGTTTGATCTTTTAGCAAGAATGCCATCACTGACTCTTTCAAGTTCTATATGCTCATATGCATATTCTTTTTCCTCAATTCTTTTTTGTTGTTGTGATAAAATACCTTGAGGAAATACAGATTCTTTTCTATAAGCAAATGCTTCTGCAATATTAGTTGGCTTTTGAGATATACGCAATTGATATTGTTCTGGACTTAAATCTGCTTTCCATTGAACTCTTTCATTGTTTATAGCTTCCAATGCTTCTTCTATCTTAGAGTTGCCGTAATCATCAATATAAGGTGGCATAGACCACTGTTCTGGAATGAATAACCCTGCTAGTCCAATAGTACCATCTTTGTCCATTAGATCTGTTTCTACAGCGTATATATCATTTGCTGTAGGATTAAGTACCATTTGCTTTAATGGTTCACATTGATCTAAATCCCCTACAGAACCAGCTGCTATAAACATACCCGTTGTTACCATACCAGAAGACATTGCAGGTCTTAGGTACTCATAGGTCTTATCCATCTTAGGTGCAATACCAGCCTCCTCATGAAAGAAGATAGTTGTAGGCCCCCCTACACCTGTTGTTGCATTCTTTTCAAAAGAAGCACCTTGTATTTTAGATTTAAGTCCTCTTGATGTTTTTCTATTACCTACTTTAACTTCAATCTGCTGTTGCCATAGTAATACTTTTTCTGGATTACTTGGTCTGTACCAAGCAGTGTGTTCATTTAAAAAAGTTTTATACTCATCAAGAAACTTCCATGAACCTTTATCATTAATATAATCTTTAAGAGATGCTCCTATCTTACATGTACTACCTTCTTCAAACCAGTACGTATTAATTATCTTACCCATATGAAAATAAGAAGATGCAATCTGACGTTTCTTTAAAATAGCAGAGTGCTTATAACTTAGTTCTGCCAACATTTCATATAATGCCATATGATATTGTGCATCACGTACTTTAGCAAAACCGTACTTCTTTTCTTCTTTATCATATATTGGAAGAAAGTTTAACCACATATAATAGTCACGGGTTAAATACCAAGAGTGGGAACCATCTTTATAGATAACCCCCACACGGCATTTATTCTTTTGATCATTCCAATAAGAAGTAAAATCTGAAGATCTAAAAGGAGCAGAACAATAGAAACCTTCTTTGTTAAATTTAACAGCTTCTTCATTAAAAACTAAAGCTGTTTTATTAAATTCATATAATCCAGGTTCTTTAAAGATTGATAAAACAAACTCTTTAAAACTGTCTCTTGTTTCAAACTCAGTATTAGTCCATTTACCAGATTCATATGTTGGAATGGATATATACATTATTCTACTTCTTGTATAATTGCATGAATATCCCCAACATTAATTAGTAAATGTTCTTTACCTTCATGTTCCATTTCAGTTGGTACACAATATTCAGCATATTGTATTAAGTCACCTACATTAATATCAGAAACTTCTGCACCTACACCAATAACATACCCTTTATATTCTTTTTGTAATGCTGAATCTGGTATAATAATATTAGTACCAGGCACCATTCTAGATTGCTCTTTTGCTCTTATTAGAACTTTTTTCCCCACTGGGATAATCTTTACTTTTTGCATTGTTGTTTTTATTTGATTTTAATTTTACAGGTTCATCCCAATAACAGAATACCCACTTTTCTTTTTTAATATCATTTATCATAATTGATCATAAGCTAATCCTGCACCACCTCTAACTGAACTTTCTTGTTCATCTTTCATATCACTAAAGGCTCCCTTATAAGAGTTTCTAATTTGCTCAAACTTAGCAGCTGCATTTACCATAGAATTTATATTTCCATCTCTACCGTGTTCAATTGCTGTTGTTTCCATATATCTAGCCAATCTGTCAAGCATTGACTTAATACCAACATAAGCTCTGTACGTTGGTGTTTCATAAAGTTTTCTTGCCATCTCTAAAGAATATCTTATTTTAGAATCTTCAGTAGACTCCTCAAGACCAATCTCTTCAATTATAATATCTTCTTTTTCATGCTCAGGCAAATTAAAAAAAGGATTTAAATCTGGATTAGGGCAAGACATATAAAATAAATACTGATATACAGTCATATATGTATCTGGATATTCCTCCATTAAATCTTTTAAAAACTTTAATGTGTAGCAATGTTCTGTTGGTATTACTTTACCATTCTGTATATCAAAAAGTCTTACTATCATAAAGCGTCTATAAATTGTTTAAATGCACTAAAAGGTAATTTTATTAATTTTGCATCAAGTAAACCTGCAACATTTACTTGTGTTATTGAACCGTCTATATTACCTGTGTTAGGATTTACATAATGCTGAAAAGCTACAACTTTGTTTAAATCAATTACAATATCAGTATTAACGTTACGTCTGATAGTAATTGGGATACCATCAGAAGATTCCTCTTGTATTGATATTACTTGAATGCTTTGAAATATTTGTGGTGTTTCCATTATATATTATCTTTACGCCACATCATAAGACTTCTGACTTCATCTTTTAAATATGGTAGGTTATACATTTTTATTTCTTCAATTACAGGTTCCCCATTTATCAATTCATTAATTGGATATCCATTCTTATCTGTACCTACTTGCTTAAATTTAACATGTTGTACAACTAAATCTCCTATCTTTAATTTAGGGTTGTGCTTTTTAATAATATACGCATAAATACTGAGTTGTAAGTTATAATGTTTCAAATTACAATCATCCAAGTGACTTACGGGATTATATAATTTTGATGTTATACCTTCCCAATTAGTAAAACCTTTCTCTTTTATTTCTTTATTTGTTTTGTAATCTGTAATATTAATATATCCATTCACAATCTCAACTAAATCAGCTTGACCACATAAAGCAGCTGACTTTAAATAAACAAAATGCTCAGGATATACACCATCTTTTAATTTCTGCTCAGGTGCTGTTTTAACACCATCTTCATTAACTAAAGGCTTAATAATAGGTACTTCAACACCATGTCTTTCAATAGTCTTAAAGTCTAGCATATCTGCTTCTCTCTGATTGTGATACCAGTTTCCTAATCCAATTGCTCTTTCTGTTTCAGATTCCCAAGCACCTAGTATTTCTTTTTCAGTCATACCATACCACTTAGATCTTTTATTTTTAGCTGACTTTTTAGCTTGAGCTTTTGCATCAAATTTG